TCACCGTTCGCGCTCGATCTGAACTTCGATCTCATCGGCGACCAGGTCGAGGAAATCATACCCTGTCGATTGCTCGATCCGGTCTACGCTGGTCTTGTAGATCGTCCACGAGGATGTGTCGAGGTCGTCGCTGTTCGGCATCACTACGGCCACCACTTCGGTGCTTGCTGACACGTGTTGCAATCGCTGCCCGCGCTCCATCACCACGACGATCTTGAAGCAACTGTCCGGAACCGCAACCACGCTGTTCAGGCGCTCGTGCGGTTCGTGGAAGATGCCACCCGCGATGATGAAGAGCTCCTTGTTCTCCTGCTTGCACTTCGCTTCGCACCAGTATTCCAAATCGAGCCACACCTCTTGATTCAATCTTTGCGCCTGCGGGAGAATGTTCGTCATAAGGAATGTGGATCTGTTGTCCTCCTCGGTTAGCGTTCGTTCCTCGGAGCGTACCATGTGACCGCGATGAAACCCGCTGTTCGTGTAGTCGGAGTGCTTCACTCGGTAAAACCCCTCGGGCAGAGAAGTGTCGGTAATGAAATTTCCTTCGTACCTCGGCACGTCTCCGAACCAGTCCGCATTCAGGTTCCAGCTCACCCAGTTCGGTACGTTGAGGAGGCGGTTGTACGAGACTGCGTACTGGCGCCGAATCATCACGAAGTCATCCGAGCTGTCGGCATCGTGAGGGGTGCCGAGTTCGATGTGAATTCGGCCGGTAGTGTCCAGTACGCTGATGTGTTGGGGAGTGGGTTGGGTGGGAGCGGATTCCTGGGAGCAGGCCGCGAGCAGCAGGCCAGCGAGAAACGCGAGCGAAAGAACCAAGCCGCCACGCGGCAGTGGTCCCGTTTTTTGAACGGTCATGTGTTAATCCTTGAGACTCGGGGAAATCGTACTACATCCACGGCTATTCGGGCGTCCTCCTCTCGTACAACCGGGATGCGGCAAGGATAGTGGTTTCGGAGGAAAAAGTCAACTGTCGTAAATGAAATGCAGAAGGCCCCCACCAAGATTGGTAGAGGCCCACGCATTCGGCCGCGTTACACCGGCGGTGTACGGCGAGGATGGAAGACCAGCTTTCGCTCGTGCTCCCAGACTGGCTTTCGCCGGCCACGAGAGTCAGGAGGATGGATCGTCCTTCGATGTCGCTTTTCTACCATAGCACCTCCCGGTGACAATGGGAGGGACCCTTGGCAATAATCGTCAGAAGTTGTTAACTTGACGGTGTAGTATCCACCGGGTCCCTCGGTGAACCAAATGGATTGCCTCGCATTCGTGGTGCGGGGCTTTCCGTTTATTTGCCCTGTAAGATACGCAAGAATCCCGCAGGATCCCACCGGATTCCTTCAAAAGCAGGACGTAAAGACGTTGCTACGCAACAACTTACAGCCTTCGTCTGTGGGCGTGTTTGTCGCCGATGTGCTTCTCGTTCTGATGAGCTCGAATCAAGTACTCTGATCCTTCTGTTTCCACTCTGAATGTCGTATATTTGCGCATCGACTTCGTGCCGCGCATCAGAAACGTCTCGGAACCAGGAGTGTCGTGGAATTGACATTTCGCTTAGCTGACAGCAAGTTCACTTCAGCGCTATACGGAGGAATTCGCAGAGCTAAGTCTCTCCCCATATTTAGTCTGATCAACATATAAACATGCTGTCGTTGCGAGGAGATCGGATTAGCTTGAATGTTCTGTTCCCAGTCTGCGGCTCGTGCTCCGTTTCCAAACTTGGACAGGATAGAACATGTTTGCGAGTGAGAATCGACCAAAAGCCAGGGTTACAGCAACTTATTGAATCGTATGAGGTATCATGAGCCAGCAATCGCCGTTCAAATCGTACTTCAACGAACTCCAAGCCGTTGCGCGGCAAGGAGATGCGCGTGAGGAGAGCTTCTACCCAGCTTTGGCCGAGATGCTAAAGGCTGTAGCCGATTCTACTGGAAGAAAGGAGGTACGAGTCACGACGTTGCCAAAGGGCACGGACGCAGGTAATCCTGATTTTCGACTGTGGAACGGCGTCGACCGTATTATCGGCTATGTGGAAGCCAAGAAGCCATCTGAGTCCAATTTGGCCTCAGTTGAGGAGACGGAGCAACTCAGGCGATATCGTGCTACTTTCCCCAACCTGATCCTTACGAATTTCTTTGAGTTTCGACTCTACCGTAACGGGGTGCTTGTGCAGATGGTATACACTGCACGTCCCAATAACCACACACGCGGACGAAACAATCCGGTTCACGGAAATGCTGAAGAACTTCAGGCGCTACTTGATCGATTTCTAGATTTCTCGCTTCCTAAGGTTTTCACAGCAGAATCTCTCGCAGTGGAACTTGCCAAACGGACAAGGTTCTTGCGTGAGGTTGTCGGTCAGCAAATCATTCAAGAGCAGGAGAAACCTGGAGTTCTAGCAGGCTTCTTTGAGGCGTTCCAAACCTATTTGATTGGGACGCTGACGCCCATGAACTTTGCCGACCTATTTGCCCAGACCATTACCTACGGTCTTTTCGCCGCCCGAACCAGAGCCGGAGAGAGTTTCAATCGTCGAGCTGCTTTCGACTATATCCCGCACACTATCGGCGTCCTGCGCGACCTTTTCCGCTTCATATCCCTAAGCGACCTGCCTGAGCAGATGGCTTGGTGCGTGGATGATATTGCAGAAGTGCTCGGCGTGGCTGACGCACCTGGTATTCTCGACCGCTATTACCACGAGGGTAAAGGCAGCGATCCAATCGTGCATTTCTACGAGACCTTCCTTGCCCAGTACGATCCAGCGGAACGCGAACGACGTGGCGTCTACTACACCCCCGAGCCAGTAGTGGGCTACATTGTCCGTTCTATTCACAATATACTCAAAACCGAGTTCAGCAAGCGCGACGGCCTTGCCAGCGACAGCGTGACCTTACTCGACCCGGCGGCGGGCACGATGACCTTCATCGCCCGCGCCGCAGAGCAGGCCGTCTCCGAGTTCAAAGCCAAGTACGGCGATGGTGGCAGCGCTGACTTTATCCGTGATCACATCCTGAAGAACTTCTACGCCTTCGAGTTAATGATGGCTCCCTACGCTGTCGGCCATCTTAAAATGAGCTTCTTCCTTGAAGAACTCGGACACCGTCTCACCGACGATGAGCGCGTCCCGTTCTACCTCACCAATACGCTCGATAATGAGGAACTCGCTCAAACGGAGATGCCGTTCTATCACTCGCTGGCGGAGGAATCCCGATTAGCAGGTGCAGTTAAAAAACAGGCCCCAATCCTCGTGATCCTCGGCAACCCACCATATTCAGGCCACTCGACAAACATGGGTGAGTGGATTCGTGGACTGATCGAGTCCTACAAGATGGTGGATGGCAATCCCCTCGGTGAGAAGAACCCGAAATGGCTCCAAGATGATTACGTCAAATTCCTGCGATTCGCACAATGGAAGATAGAGCAAGGAGGGCGAGGTATCGTTGGGATGATCACTAATCACTCGTACCTCGACAACCCGACCTTTCGGGGCATGCGCCAAAGTCTCATGCGTACATTCGACGAGATCTACATCCTTGATTTACACGGCAACACGCTCAAAAAGGAGACTTGTGCCGATGGCAGCCCAGACAAGAACGTCTTCGACATCCGGCAGGGTGTAGCCATCGCTTTCTTCGTCAAGCACATCAGCAAGAACAAGGCCGATGCGATAGTGCGTCATGCGGAAATCTATGGATCGAGGGAATCGAAATACGACTGGCTCAACAGCCACGACCGCAAGAATAGTGAGTGGAAGGTGCTGATGCCGTCGTCACCGTTCTACCTGTTCATACCAAGTGATAACACGCTTGGGGCTATTTATCAAGAAAATCCAAGTGTCCCCGAGATTTTCCCCGTGAATAGCGTGGGGCTGGTCACCGCACGTGACAACCTGACAATCCATTGGACGCCGGACGAGGTGTGGAAAACCGTTACCGTTTTTTCTGGGATGGAACCGGAACGTGCTCGTCATGAGTATGCGCTGGGCAAAGATGCACGAGACTGGAAAGTGGCGCTGGCGCAGAAAGATCTTCTTGATTCAGGCCCCAAGCGTACGAAAATTGCACCCATACTCTACCGGCCTTTCGATGTGCGGCACACGTACTACACGGCTCGGTCGCGCGGGTTCATTTGCATGCCCCGCCCCGAAGTAATGCGCCACATGCTCGGTGGGAAGAATATCGCTTTGGCATCCACACGAAACATAGAGATCGGCGGCGGTTTTAGACACGTGTTCTGCACGACAGAGCTTATACAGCACCACACGGTGTCAATGAAGGAAGTCAATTACATCTTTCCTCTGTACGTCAAGCCCGTCGCCGAGAAGGAAGACCTGTTCACTCTGCCCGGAACATCCGAACTTTGTCCAAATTTGAATTCGGACTTGATAAACAAACTGATTTCGGCATACGGCGAGAAGCCGACGCCCGAATCAGTATTTCACTACGTCTACGCCATTCTTTACGCTCCAAGCTATCGTGCGAGGTATGCCGAGTACCTGAAGATGGATTTCCCGCGTATACCATTCACGAAAAGCGATAATCTATTCGGTGTAATGGCTCAAATGGGAGAACGACTGGTGAAGTTGCATCTGCTAAACTCCCCAGATCTCGATCCACCGATTTGTCGGTTTGAAGGCAAAGGTAGCAATCGCATCGAAAAAGGTCGCTCGACAGGATTACGATACGAAGCGGCGGAGGAGCGCGTTTACATAAACTCCACGCAATACTTTGCGCCTGTCTCCGAAAGTGTCTGGAATTACCAGATCGGGGGATATCAAGTCTGCGAGCGATGGCTCAAGGACAGGAAGGATCGGCGACTCGAACTAGATGAAATCCGCACTTACTGTCGGATCGTGACGGCGATTGCCAGAACCATTGAATTGCAGGAGGAAATCGACCGCATTTATCCCAAAGTTGAGAAATCGACCATAAAGATGCCGATAACCAGTACATAGAAAGTTGACTGGTGGCGAGAATCGAAATCGTCTCATGCGTTAGAATTCATATTCACGAGTGGTGAGCTCTTGGTTTTAGTCAGTAAATGCTTCGGCGAAAAAGGAATGATGAATGGATCCCGAAATTGTCAGCTATCTTAAAAATGGCAGGATTCATGGCGGCTGGTGTGCTGTAAACGATGACAAGCGCTGTATTCTTTACGGTCTAGGGGACCCGACAGGAGACGGTCAACTGTTTAACCGTATCCAAGTATCGGTACAGGAATTAGGCTGGACATTTCCTGCGGCGATCATACAAATCTCTAAAGTGCTTATGGATAGTATGCTTATTAGAGAAATTGATACGAGAACAGCATTTGAGAGCGAGTTGAATCTTTTCGTTGAGACAAGTAATTATCAAATAGTATTATCACATTGTTGACATTCGTTACAGTGAGGATTCATAGTGACGTTGTATCGAGTACGCCGTAAAGTGTGCACAGACGCTTATACTGGCGCCGCTTTGCGACACAGCACCCACCTCCCCTCAAACGGCCATTCTCCATCCTTCCCCGCGTATCCCTGCTTCCGGAAATGCCGCAGCACCACTTGCGCCATCTCCTCGGAACCAGCATCCCACACCTGATACACGGCGCTCGGATTCTCGCGCAGCAGCTCCCGTACAGCGAGTTCCGGATTGTGTGTGAGACCGATGGAGATCGAGCTTGGTTCTCCGTGCTCCCGCGCCCACTTAGAAATACGTTCCACAAGCGAGAGAATGCGCTGCGCGCGGATACCTTCCGGCGTTGGTGGCGGCTGCTGGTTCGTGACATCGGTTACCATGCGGTAGAGGTACACGTGCTGGCCGGGTTCGTGGTAGCGCACATTTTGCCCCTCGCATCCAATCTCCCAGAGCCAAACCACAACGCCGCTCGCGATCTCTGCGGATTCCGTTTCCCACGACCAGCAGAGGCCATTCGCGGGAATGCAGTGCTCCGAGAACTTCCGGTTCGGATCGGCCGTTGTGCCCGCGAAGAGCTTCGTCCAGGCGAGATTGCCTTTCAGCTCGCGCGTGATGCGGTGCACCCATGCGGCAACCACAAGGCGCTGGTTGCGTTCGTCTTCCATGTACTTCTCCTGATTCGAGTAGCGGCTCCAAATAGAACGACCCGACCCCCGCACGGAGTCGGATCGAACCAGCTCATGCCGGAGAATCGTTCGCTATCCTCCGGTCTGAGGATACGGAGATGAAACTCTCGTATCAAAGAAAAGTAACAAATATCTGAACGTTTTTCAAAGGCCCATTAGTAAACAGCGCAGACTCGGGGCGCGATGCACGCTACGTCGGACGCTTAGTGCTAACAGATAGAGTGCGAAGACGCTCGAAGGAGAATAATCACTTCGCCGTAACATTCTTCAGGAAATCGGCGCTGAAGGGCATCGTAACACCATGGTCGCCCTTACTCAACAGCCCTGTATCTGCTCGACTGAAGAGCGATTGCAGAATGATTGGACGCTGCTGTAACAGCGCGCCGGGATCATACTGCGCTAGTGACAAATAGTATTGGGTCAAACGGAAACGTTCTTCCGCATCTCTTTTCAGATGAAAGGCGCTTAGGGCCAGCTTTGCGGTTGTGCGAATTGCAAACGCAATAATTGAGAGCAGCGTGGCGATGAGGAGGAATGCCTTCACACTGTTAAGGTTGACAACTCCGTTCGTCGCATCCTGTATGGTTCTATTGAGGACTGAAGCATCTGAAAGTAAGAGAATCAGTATTGGGATGATCGAAAGGATTGAAACGGCGAAAAGGATTGATGTCCACAATGTGCCTTGTTTACGATACTCTTCCGCTGCGTCCTTCCAGTGCGTTGAGGGGGCAAGAAGGGCGATTTCATCATGGTAAACTCGTTTTAGATTCTCCATTGAATCGATCTGAGAAGCAACGTCGGTCCGGACAGAGGTCATGAACTCCGACCACGTGGTTGCTCTTTCTGTCGATCTCAAATCGCTATCGTCCTGAATAGACTTCAGCAGCGTGTCAACCTCGGATTTCTTCTTGTTCGCGAAGATATGTGCTTCCTCGATATCGTGTTCTGCCTTTTCGAGAAGATTTCCGATAGAAGCCTTCACTCTGTCGTCAAGATTCTCACGACGAGGATCATGCGATAGGACTTCGTAATGCACCGAGAAAAAGGCCTTGAGTTGCTCAGGGTTTGTCGCCATGAGGGCGGCTTCATTCTTGCGGTATCCGAAGTATACATCAACGCTGCGGCTGTACTCGTCTTTCCCGGTCAAATGTGCTATTATCGCTGTGCCACCTTTGGACGTCGACAGGAGCCATCCAGGGCCGTAGGATGACTCGATGCCCTTTGATGCCATGTCCTGAATTTGATTGAGAGTTCTCGATTTGATTGCATCATCATTCGATTCTTTGAACTGTTTTACGTTGATTAAGAGCAGCTCGTACTTCTCTATATGTTTTTTAACAATATGGGAATTGCTTGGAAGAATCGCCTTCCATCTTGTCAACTCAGTATTCACAAAAGTCTCAATTTTCGAGAGGCCAATTATCGAGTGCCCGTGTCGATCTATCAGGTCCCCGAACTCGACACGAAGCGCTCTTTCACCAAAACTCACTTTGTTAGTAGTCATCAAAGGGCCCTCTTCTGTTATGTTCGGACAATATTATGCAAACATCTGAATAACTACAATAGCCTATGGAAGAAAGTCCAATTGGCAAGGCTTGAACGAAATTGGTTACAAGCCCAATCCGAGTGGAATTGAGAATCATCGCGTCAACTGGACATTGTCCTACCGCAACGAGATCGCTTGCATTGAAATCCCTCCCTCGGTACATTGCCGCGAGCGATTCCCATAGTCGCTCAATCCTTGCAAGCGAAGCGAACCTCAGTGGCTACACCGGGTTCGCTTCGTTATTGTTCGACGCGGTTTCCTTTTATCACGGCCCACTCCGAATGAACCACTCCGGATAGACAGGCGAGCCGTCGCGGTACGGATCGGGAGGAATCCCACCGCTGTACCCAATCGCGACCGCTGGGAGAATCTTCCCATACCCGTTTTTCTGCGTCCACGCATGCCCGCTTGCACGTGCTCGGAATCGCGCTTCCCACCACGAGCAGCCAAGGGAATCACGGATGGCCATGAGCTGACCCGCGATGAAACCGTTCGCGTAGCTGGATGCAGCGCCACCGAAAGGATCGGGCGCATGGAATTCCACATCCCATGCGGTAGCATTCGCGGTGTCGCCGGCGCCAGTAATCACGATGCTCGGGAGGATCGCATTCGAGTTCCAGATGCGGGATGCGGTGTTGGAGCCGGTGGGCATCACGGTGAGCATGCCGGAAATGAGAGCCGCGTCCGCATCCACGATGTGCGTGAGAAATCCCGCATACGACTTGATGTAGAGCGTTTTTCCGGCCGCGCGCGCCTGTGGAATGGAGAGCGGCCCGATCTGCACAGTTCCAGTCCACGGCCGTACGCTTGTGTAGCCGAGCTTGAATGCTTCCGCAACGAGGGAGTCATGCGAGGGGAAGCCGCCGCCGAACACGTACACCTGAGCGTTCAGCACAGGTGCGAGGAGGAGAAAGAGTAGTAGTCTCATGGATACACCCTGATTTCCACGGGGGTTGCCGCGAGCAGCGCATCCTTGCGTGCGGGCGCGGCGGGCATCTGCCGCGTTGTAAGCGTCATCACGCTGGCCGATGTGCGCACGAGGTCGTACACGGCTCCGGTGGCCGCGCTGATGATGTGTCCTTTCGCCCAGGTCTTGTTCGCCACGAACGCATTTGTGAGCGTTGCAGTGTACGTTCCCGTGTCCGCGCGAGCCCACACAACGGCGCCGAGGGAGTTCTCGAGCACGGTGACGGAGGGTGCACTCGTTCCGGTCTGCGTGATGAGCGCGCGGTACACCTTCACGCCGTTGAATGTGGCCCCGCTCACATCACCGAGTGCGATGAGGCTGCTATCGAATTTCCCTGTGCCGGAGACGTTCAGCATGTGCTTGCGCTTCGAGAGGTGGTCGTTCGTAAAGCCGATGGTGACGTTTCCCGAGGAATCGATGCTGAAGATTTTTCCCGTTCCGTAACCGCGCCAGACAGCGAAGCGCGATTTCACGAAGGTGTCACCGGCACCGAGCACTATCGCCGCCCCATGGTTGCTACGTCCGGCCCAGAACCAAAAGGGATGATCCGCTGTGAGATCGGATTCCGCGTAAGGGTCGGATGACCAGAACTGAAATCGCCCGCCTCGGTACGTTCCGGTGAACGTAAGCGAGGGTGAATCCATATCCGCATCGATACTCACGGCCACGGTGCCATCGTTGTTCTCGAAGTCGAGCATCGATCCATTGGATGAGGGCTGCATGCTGATGAAGGTTTCGTTGTTCGAGCGGCGGTTGCTCTTGATGTGAAGGTCGGAGCTTGAGCGCGCGATGTACGGTGTGGCGTAGTTCTGCGGCCCGAAATTGAGAGCGGTGACGTACGCCGTGCCGTTCTCATTCACGTTGAAAGCTGCGGTGTCCACGTCTCGGAAACCCAGTATCGAGTAGTCCCCATCGGTGTAGGTGGTGATCGCCGGACACTCGCGCGGGTTCGCATCGAGCGTATCGGACAGCTCTTCGCGCGTTGGCCGCTCCGCGAATGCTTGCTCGGTGGAAGGAATGGCCACGAGCGCGGTAGGCGGAACGGATGGCGCCCGCAGGAGCGTTTGCAGCGTGGCCGTGGGAGCGTCCGGTACGATGAACTCAGTCTCCGTTTTGATGCGCGGCACATCGAAGCTCTGAAGAACAACGCGCACGGTGTCACCGGGGATGGTGCGCGGCACACGGATCCGGAACTGGCCGTTCGCATCGGACTTCACCGAGGGCTCGGGGAAAGCGGGAAAAGCGCGGAGCATGGTCACGCGCTTGATGTATACGGTTTTCCCCGGTGCTGGCGCTCCGGCGAATGTGATGGTTTGACCCGTGATGATGCAGGAATCCACGGGCTGGGCTGCGGCCATGGAGTAAGCCAGAAGCAGCGCGGGCAGGGCAATGTATAAGCGCATGAGTTCTCCTTCGTTTGCTGGTTATCGGATGCGTTGTACAACGATGGTCACCGACCCTTCCATGAATGCGCCTCCCTCGTGACCGAGCGAGACATCGATAGTGGAGCCCGTTCCCGCGATGCGCGTTGTCATGGTGATCGGTACGATCTGCGTGGGGGAGCCGGAATGCACGGGCATGGTGGCCACCGGATCGCCGTCCTTCAGGATGTAGAAATCCGCACCATCGGCCGCTTCAGTGACAGCGAATGATGCGGTGACGATGAGGTCATCACCGGATGCGGTAGGGATGCTCACGCCGCCTTCACTTGGGGCCGTGAACACGGTGACATCGCTTCCACCGGATGAAGAGGAATAGACGAGGGAGCGCCACACTGCGAGCGTGTCCTCGATGCGTCGGATCCGCGTGAGCATTTGCGGGATGGAATCGATGAGCGCACGTTGCGAGCTGGTGATGTGCTGGTAGTCTCCAGGCGCACCGCCTTGAATCCCTGTGAGGGAGTTGTGGTCGGATGATCCATCGGAGAGAGTATCGCAGCATTCCTGCTTCCAGATTTTCGCGCGCCATGAGTCGATGGTGTCGCGCAGCCCCGCATCGCGGTCGCGCACGTAGCGCACGAAATCCCAGAGATGCTGGATGTCCACCTCCATGCCGTACACGCGCCGCTCATCGATGCACGATGCGTAGATCGCGAGCGTGGTATCGTCGACCCACATCGGTTGGTGACCATCGGGACAGAGATTCACGATGTTGAACGGCCCGCAAAGCTCGCGCGAGACGCCGGAGGCCCGCAGCTCGGGAACGCATGCGCACAGGTCGCGGAAGTGCGCCTCGTAGGTTTTACTGCCGGGATCGAACACCTGCGTCCACACCGTATCGTACTCACCGGTGTAGATCACGGCCGCCACGGTGTCGTACACAAACGGCTGCGAATAATCGGGTGCATCGTACCAGAGCGTATCGTAGAGCGATTTCCCGTAGCCGGAGCAGTAGTACACGAAGGGAACGCGCTGCGAGCACACCGGCCCCCACTCGTAGCGGGCATTGATGCGCGTGATGCGGCACGAGTCCTGAAAGGCGCCGACGATGGAATCCACCGTGGACGTGGGAATCCACACGTACCAATGCACCGCATCGAAACCGCTTGAGCCGGGAGCGGCCGCGCAGTACACGCCGCTTTGCCATGCGTTGCGGTACGGATTCACCGAGCCAGAAATCGACCAGGTGAGCGAGTCGATTCCCAGTGCGGAAACCGATGTGATGCTGCGGCCACGGAACGCCCCGATGCTGTCGGCCTTGCACTGATTGGAAGGATTCCAATGCACATCCGAGAAGCCGAAGAGGTACGGCCTGTATCCCGGTCTCCACGCCGGCCACTGCCCGCTCGCGATGCGAAAGCCGCTGATGGAGTCCACAGGACAATTCAGCACAGAGCGGAGCGAGTCCAGTTGCGATGCGGTGAAGAGACGTTCCAGCGTTTGGATGTACGATGTTGTCACGCCCTGCACGATCTCGTAGAGACGCTGCTCAATCGAACAGATGAGCGTATCGATGCGGATGGTGTCGCGCGTTTTCTCGTACACGTACGGCTCGGCCACCCATGCGCCGCGCGTCACGGTGAAGGTGACTTCGGGACAGGGGAACCTGCATTTGTCGTAGACGAGAAGCGTATCGCGGCCCGCTGCAACCCACTGACGCGAGCGCGAGAGCACCATCACGCTGTCATCCCAGCAGCGAACCGTGTCCATCACGAGCATTGCGTTCGGTGCCACGAAGTCGCCCGAGTTGAAGCCCCAGTAATGCGAGCACGGGACGCGGAGCGTATCCACCGCGAGAAACTGCACTTCGTGCGGAGGATTCCCCGCCTGTCTGCGGAGCACGCGCCAGAGCCCGAACAAGTCTTCTCGGATGCACATCACGTTTCCACCCGACGAAGGACAGGGACGCGGATAGCCCTCGGTGGTCTGCCGCATGTCCACGCGAGCACCGCCCGAGCTGTCGATCTCGAAGCAAAGCGTGAGGACGCCGCGCCAGTCCGTGCGGTCGCGGCACGTGTCGTTCGGCCCTCCGATGCGCATGGTGTTGATGCGTTGAAGCTCGGCCACATCTCCGGCCGTGAGCTCCACAACGGAGTGACCCACGAGCCGGTACAGGTTGCACACCGTATCGCAGATCGTGCCGCCGGAACCAGGCACGTACTGATCCACGTACTCGTACCCTCCGAGCGGAACGCGGATCGTGTCGAGACAATCACCGGCCCAGCGCTCCACGGCGCCGCGCAATGCTGCGGTGTCGAGCGTCCAGATGATCTTGTCTCCTCGAAGAATTTTGATGAAATCGTCCCCGCGAAAATTCCCTTGCGCGCTCGCGCTGGTCAGATAAACAAGAGAAAGAGCGGCGACGATGGCGGCGCGTCTGATGAAATCCATACCCTGCTCACATTGTTGCGTTTGTATCCTGGATTGGCCGGATCCTCGGTGGTTTGAAACTGGATGCGCTCATTCGCGAACAGACCGCTCGCATGCTGCAAGGCAATGGCGAGCGCGTGCTCGCTCCCGAGGTTGTGCCGTGCATCGGCGCGGTAGAGCGTGATATTCCCGAGCTCGGCCGCATCGGGATAGTCCGTTGTGTCCGCTGTCCAGTCCTCGGGTTTGATCTCCACGGGGAAGGGACGTAAGCCGAGCCCGCCGCCGGAGCCGACGTACTGCGTACTCCGCGCGGTGAGCTGGTACTGCGATGGAACGGCCGTACCACATTCATGTCCGTAGAGCCGACGTTTCATTCCGCCGATCCTCGTTCGAGTTGGTACTCGGTGGTGTTTTCTCCCGTGTTGCGCGCGATGGAGCGGATCGTCCAGAAGAGGCCGTCCGGCATGTACTTGAAGTCTCCCGGCCTGTCGGTGAGAATCAGGAACACGTCACCGGCCGCGAAGATGTCATCGGCCAGTGCGAGTTCGTGATTGCTGGTTTTCCCCGTGATGGTGGTCTCCGCACCGTCCTCGAGCTTGCGTACGCGGCGGTACTTGTACGCTTCATTCGGGAGCGGGAACGCATCCGTTTTGTAGAGACGGCCGCTCACGGTGATTTCCGCAACACCGAGCACGGTGTCCTGCAAGCCGTATTCGCGCACGCGCAGCCCCTTAGTGGAACGGCGGTAGACGCCCAGCGGGTCGATGTCCGGATGCGTGTTGTTGTAGAAGTACGCGGCCGCAGCTTCGGCCACGAGGCGGCTTCCGTTGTCGAGCGTGAGAGGGGAGTAGAACGAAGTATCCACCGTGCGCGATCCTTCGCCGTCACGGTGCACAACAATGCGCGAGACGCTGCGCATTTCGTTCGTTGCGCTGTCGAGCACCCAGAGCGAACCGAAGAGACATTCGAGGTCATCGGTGTCGTGATCCTCGGTGCCGCCTGTCTTGTGCGTCCAGCGCTCTCCCGCGCGGATACGCGATGCGCTCATGTACGGACAATCGATGCTCTCGCCGCCTGTGCTGTTCACCGCGATTTCTCCCGCGCTTGCGATCACCACGCGCAGGCCCGTGCGGGAGTTTCCTCCCTCGGAGAGTTCGGCGCCGCGCAGAAGATCCACACCGTACGAACCGCTGGAAAGCTCCGGCTCGCGCACGGAAAGAAAAGTGCGATCCGTGGCCTCGGTTTCGATGGAGGCGCAGAGTCCGAGCGGCACAAGCAGCGTTTTGAGCACCGCGAGGATATTCTCGCAGTGAAAGAGCGAAAGCCGCGAATGCTTCTCCCAGTCGAACAGCGTGTAATGCCAATACCAGTAGGTCGGCGTGCGCACACCGGAGGCGAGACAGAGATCATCGGCCGTGTACGCGGACAGATTTCCGGCCGCATCCATCGCATAGAACTCCCACGATGAACGGATCATGCGGATGCGGTTCACCGGATGCGGCATTGCTACGGCATCACCGATGGAATCCACCAGATCGAGAAAGCGCACGAAGCGCACCATGCTCGAAGGGCGCCATTCACCGAGGTGCAGGATGTTTTCGAGCGGGTGGCGGTCGATGCGAATGAGCGAGGGTGCGATCTCGAGGCCCGGAGTGTTGTACTGGAAAAATCCGGTAATCCAATCGAGTACCGAGACGCGCTCGAGCACCGCGAGCATGTTACGCGCCGTGAGCTGGTAGCGGTTCACGGATTTGTCCGTGTACGATTCGAGTTCTCCCGCTGGTTCGCTGGATTCGATGTAGCCCCAGAAGAGCGGCACTTCCGGCCACTGACCTGGGACGGTGCGCATCATCACGCGGATGCTCCAGAGGTAATCCTCGTCGGCGATGCTGTTGATGATCTGATAGAGCGAGAGCCCATCGAGCACCGGGATCCCGAGGTATTGCAGCGTGATGCTGTCGATGCCGAATGTGCCGGCCGCTGGCGCCGCGCTATCGGTGACCACGGGTTCACCACCCTTGAGCCATGGATTCACGGTAGGATAGCTCACAGGAGAGGTGATGGGCGGCTCCACCGTGGGCGCCACCTTCTGCTTGAACAGCTCGATCCGGATCACGCGGCCGGACGGGAGCGCATAGTCGGGAAAGCGAATAGCGTAGTAGCTCATACCCAGTCCCTCGTTTTGAGCTTCACGCGCGAGGACCGCCATTCGCTGTTCTTGAAGATGCGATCCGGTGGGCCGTCGAACACCACATAGTTCGTGTTGGTTGCGGACTGCCAGAGCGTGACGCCATCGGGCGCCGCTGTGGGATCATGCGACAACCGAACGAGCGGCTTTTCGTAGAGCCGCACGAGCCAGTGCCATTTCGTGCCGGTGAGAAAGTTGTCCACATCGAGGAAGAGATTCGCCACCCCGCGCACCTTCCACGTTTGCACGATGCGGCCCTGCTCCGAGAGCTGGTTTTCCGCGTGCAGCTCCGGCTTGAGGTCGAATTCGTACAGGTGGCAGATGAACGTCTCGGCTGTCCAATTCGCACCGTTGTCCGTGCTGTATTCGAGCGTGATGTCGAGCGCGCTCATACGAACGATCTCCCTGTCTGGAATTGCGCCGTGGTGGATGCGCGATTGAAATGCGAGAACGCAACACTGCTCCGCACGTCCGCTTGGATTGTGCTGTCCTTGCGATAGAACGGATGCTGCTCGAAGCGCGCGCGGAGAACGTGCTCGAGCGAATCAGCGATGAGTTCCGGCATCTTGCGGATCGGTGTCACGGCCTCTTCTCCCGCTTCACCGGCCACGAACACGGATTTCTTCAGGATGCCACCCTCGGCCAGTTTCACCGAGTTGATCGCGCGCACGTTCGCGAATCCTTGCGCGAGCGCGGCTGCGGCTGCCAGCGGCCCGAGCACCATACCCACGATGGGAACAGCGGCTCCGGCCTTGTACGCCTCGTTCGCTGAGACGAGTGCGGCGATGGTGGCCTGGGAAGAAGCGAGGGCCTTGTACTCGGCGCTCCCTTGTCTGGTGGCCGATTTGAGGTTGTCCATGATACCCATGGTCACATCGAAGCCGCGCCGCAGTCCTTCCTGTTCGGCCTCGCGGAGTTTCTGCTTGTCGTCGCGTTCCTTCTTCCCGAGTTCGAGGATTTTCATACCGTACTCACGCTCGAGGGCAAGCTCGCGCATGCGGTATTCCTCGGCATCAAGCGCTTCCTGTCGCAACAGATCGCGCTTGTAGCTGTACTCGGCGAACAGGCGCTTGCGCTCGTCATCCATCATCGAGATTTCGAGTTCGCGGAGACGGTTGTTGCGCTCCCTGAGAGCCGTCTCCCGCTCCCTGTCGAGCACGGCCTTCCGAGCTGCGAATTCCTCTTCATCGAGCTGCTCGCGGCGCAGCATGTCGAGCTTGTACTCGTATTCGGCATCGATGCGCTTGAGCGTATCGCGCATCTCATCGATCCGGAGCTTGCGCATCCGGTCGGCCTTCGATTGCTCGGAGCTTGCGAGCTTATCGAGGCGCAGCAGCCGGAGTTCATGCTCCTTCGCTTCGATCTCTTCACGCGCTCCCGCGAAACGCTTCGCGTAGAGCCGCATGATTTCGAGCTCACCCTCGGCCTGAGCCAGCTTGAGTGCGTGCAGGCGCTGGGCGCTCGCTCCCGCGTTCTGCGCTTCCTTCTGCTCGATCTCCCGCTCGCGCTTGAACACGAGGAGCTTCCTGTCCATCTCCTCCTTCGAGCGCTTCTCGCGTTCCTTCCGCGCCTTCTCATCCTCGGTCGCTTTCGCTTGCGCGGCCTGTTCCTGCGCTTTCCGCGTTGCCTCCTGATCCACACCGCCCGCATTCGTGATCTTGATGAATTCCGTCTGGGCCTTCACCATCTCGTCGATCATCTTCATGTAATCGTTGTGATCGGCGCTGGACAAGCCCTTGGTGCGTTTGCGGAAGTTGTCCGTGGCCACGAGTGCGGCTTGCGCGAGTTCGGCCTCGGTCATGGTTCCCTGAATCACCGCCGCCACTTCATCGCGGAGCTGGTAGATGTAGGAATCATCGGTGAGGTCGACGATGTCGAGAATCTTGGTGTGCGACTCGCGCAGCTTGTTTTCGATCTTCTCCCATGCGGCATCCACCGCCACACCCGCGCGATTCATGGTTTCCATGCGGCCGCGTTTGTCGAGCGATGAAATCTCCACGGTGAGGCCCGCGATCTCGGTCTTCGTTTTCACCGCGAGGTTACGGATCGCCTCGAGGTTCTTCTCGAAAGAGCTGCCCGCGCTGACCACGCCGGGATAGGTGGCTTGCAGCTTTCCGAGCGCATCGCGGTACTGCGCTTCCTCTTCCTTCGTGCGGTTCACCTTCTTCCCGAGTTCCTCGTAGGATTTCATCAGTCCGAGATTTTTCTCGGCCTGTGCTTTCCTCGCCTCGGTGTTCTCCTTCGCGCGTTTCGTCAGTTCGATCTGCGCGTCGGCCTCCTTGAGAGCGTTCGCATGGATCTTCCCGCTTTCCTTCGCGTATTCGCGCAGCGCAACAATGGCCGCGAGCACGCCAGCCGCCACCACCGCGTACGGGTTCATCTTGAGCGCGGTGAAGAACTTGTTCAGCTCTCCGGTGGCGAGCTTCTGATGCGCAGCGTACACGGCCCAGGCGCCAGCTATCGCGGCGATGATGTCTTTGTTGTCCATGATGATACGGAACAGGTCGCCGAAGCGCTGCGCGGCGCTGCGGATCGCTTCCTGCGTATCGGGATTCTGCAAGGTCTCGAGCACCTTGACGAGCCCTTCCTTCGCGGCATCGAAGAGCGGCTTGCCGATGTCGCGGCCGATCTCCCCGAGTGTGTCCTGAAGCGTGCTCTTGAGTCCGGTGAACGTCTGGGACTGCTTCTGCATCATGCCGAAGAACTGCCCGCCCTCGCTCGTCACATCCTTGAAGGATTGCAGCACCATGTCGAAGCTGATCTTGCCCTTCGACATCTCATCCTTGAGTTCTCCCATGGATTTGCCGGTGCGCTTCGATATTGCCTCGAGCGGGTTGAAGCCTTGATTGATGAGCTGCATCAAATCCTGGCCCTGGAGTTTTCCGGCTGAACGCACCTGTGCGAACACGAGCGCGAGGCCGTTCAATTTCTCCTGACTGCCGCCCGACACGTCACCCAGCATGCGCAGCGTGGGAATGATCTCCTGCGCATCCACACCGAAGGATTTCAGGAGCTGCGCGTTCTGCGCAAGTCCAGGGAACTCGAACGGAGTCTCGGCGCCGAATTGCTTGATCTCGTTCATCAGCACGTCGGCCTTTTCGACGGAGCCGAGCATCGTCTCGAAGCTCGCGCGATATTGCTCCATCTCGGCGTTCCCCTCGATCATGGCATCCTTGATCGAGCCCACCGCACCGAGCACCATACCGAGCCCGCGATCCGCCACATTCGCGAAGAACGCGCCACCGAACACGGCTTTCATCGTGGCGCCAACGGAGTTCGGCACCTGTGTGGCCGCGTCGACCACCTCACGCGATTTCCCGTTTATGACATCGAGCTGCTCACCGAGCGAGCGGAGTTCGGCCTGTTTCTGCCGGATCGCCTGAACGTCCTTCATCGATTCGATCTCGCGCGTGAGCTGCTCCATGCGCTCGCGCACCTGATCGGCGCTCAGTTCGAGCTTTTCGGCCTCGCGCGTCATCTCCGCGAGACCCTGCTTTCCCTGTTTCGCGCCGCCGAGGAAGTCCCGGAAGTCGGCGAGGAATTTCCACGCTATGTTACGTTTTTGATCCATTCCCCTCGTCGGTGATGTAACGGTTCACGGTTCGCGCCATCGCGTTGAAGATGGCCGGCACGTTGCGCTCGAAGTCGAGCGGGGAGAGGTCGTAGAGCCAATCGATTCCATCGTGATTCCCGATGAGAAAGGCCCGCATGAGATCGTTGAGGAAATCCGGCGTAACGGCTTCCATGAAGTCCGCATCGGTTTCGGCCGCGTTGAGTTTCTTGATCGTGTCGGCCCATTTGAGCGCGAAGAGTCGGAAACCCACGGTATTTGCGTTCTCGCGCAGCACGAAACGGCGCTCGGAGAGCAGCAGATGCGGGAATGTGAACGTGAACACGCGGGGGCCGCGCGTCGGTAGCTCGGGGGATGAAGGCGTACTCGTCATCTCTCGTCCTTCTCTGGCATGAGGTTGATAAGGGTGTATGCGCGGATCGCGCTGAAGCGGCTCCATCGCCGCATGTTCTCCTCGCAGCGGGCTACGTCCCCTCCGCTGACGTGGAGAAATACTCTTCGGTGTTCATCGATTGCACGAAGGCGGAGAACACCTCCGGCACTATCCCCGCGATAGAACGCTCGGAAGTTCGCAATCGCTCGATCTTCCGCGCGACAAAGAAAAAAAAACTGTGCAGGATGTGAACGATCAAATCCGCATCGAGTTCGTACCAGAACGCCCACGGAAGCGGCTCGAAAGTGATGTCACCATGACGATCCTTAATGTCCATGCCCCCGCGCGCACCCTCGGTGAGAATGAGATTGAGGACGCCGCTCGTGCGCGTCTCGGAAACCATGATTTCCTGAATCGAAAGCGTCGGACGCGCGAGGAACGGCTCGAGCAAAAGATCCACCGCAGCGCGTTCGTACGCGGTGATGTACCCGTCATCGCTCGTACGGAGGTGCAGCGCATAGCGCCGCCCTCCGTACTCCGCGAGGAACTTTGTTGAAGGGTTCGGCATCACGAGTCTGCGATGTCGATGAGTTTGTAGAAACCGCCCGCCGGAATGGTGATCGGCGAGGGAGGGATGTCCACCGGAGCAACGATGGAGGTGTCGCTCGGATAGGCCACATCGGTTCCCAGCACGATGGCCTTCTTGTTCGTGATCGCGCTGAACTTGAGCTGATGCTCACCGTTCTCACCGCCGATCTCGGACTCGAGCGGCTCGGCCGTGCAGAACATCGCAAGCCACTGACGCTTGGCCGGATCCATGCGGTCGAACACGTGGCCCTGCGTGAGAACCAGGCACTCGAACCCCATGAACTTGAGGTAGAACTCGATGGATGCGGTGTCGCGCTGGTTGATCGTGCTGACCAGCTCGCCACCGATGAGCTTTCCGTACTTCACCGAAAAGCCGCCCGTCTTGTTCTTCACCTCGTACTTGTCGTACAACGGTTTCCACTTCCAATCCTTCTCGTCGGGGAAGTTGTGCCACCCCACCACGGAATTGATGGCGATGGCGCCGGACGGGTTGTTGACGTTATCCACGCGACACACGTACGCGCTCGGCCCCACGTGCATACCGATTGCGAGTGTGTCGCGCATGTTGGTGATCGCCACTGTGCTGTCTCCTCTATTGTGAGTTCGTTACTGTGAATCAGTCTTTGCCGTGTCCTTCGGCGGCGCTTTCTTCTCTGCGCCGAAGACGGCTTCCTTGCGGTCGGCCGGAACGTAGAGCACGTTCTCCGCGCGTAGGAACCACTCGGGGAGCGTCACCACATCACCGCGCTTGTACTCGGTGCCGCCGAACGTCACGTTCTGCAGAAGGCACACTTCCTCGGTTCGTTCTTTCATGTCGCGTTCCTTGTCAGTTGGTTGTGAGGTCGGGAATTTCCACGAGGTAGTAGGGGATCCGCGTCTGCTGATGGAGATCCATCAGACTGTACACGAGCGTGATGAACTCGTCCCACTGCCCCGGCCAAATGGTTTGGCAACCCTCGCTCGAAACCGAGAGCCGCGAACCCTTGTGGATGTTGATTGCAACGCCGCTCGTTATTCCTTCCTGCCCGTCGCGCACCACGGGAAGCCGTTCACCGGCAGTGGCTGGCCTGAGCGCGGGATAGGGGTTCTTGCGGGAGATACCGTGCAGGCCCTTGCGATACGGATGACAGCCGGGAACGAGATTCGCGATTCCCGTGCGGAATGCTCCCGGATCGCAGTTCGCATTGAAGGCGCCATAGGAGCCGTTCACATCCACCACGAACATCGCATCATCGTAGAGCTTGCGGTCGTTGCGGCCGCGAACGCCCATCGTATCGCGGTAATAACCGCGAACACCGAGCAGCACGACCTTGTCGTCGTACAGCGTCGCACCCGCGTCCACCAGCATGCGCAGGGTTTTCTCGCGGGGTTGCTGTGGCCTTTTCGGAGGCAGAATCTGAAACGGCATCGCGCGTGTCTCCCGTCAAATACCTTGGATTTCCTGCGGGAGTCCGGTGATTTTCACCACGCGGTTGTTGGTGCCGGTTGCCACTTTGAAGATTTGCTCGTACACGTTGTAGATGAACGACGATGCGAGCATGAGCACGGCCACCATCGCGGCGCTGACCTCGCCACCCGTTGCAAGCGAAGTAAGCCAGAGCGCGAGCCAGTTGAGCAGCGGATTGAGCAGCATCGGGAGCCACTTCGGAAACCACACGGGCAGCTCGTAAATCTCGATCACATTCCCGTCCTCGTCGACCTGTTGCGTCTTGACGAGGAGGAGTTTCTTGAGCAGTCCGAGCAGCAACGGGGTGACCAGCGACAACGCCCAGGGCAGATAGTCGATGAGAGATTGCGCGTCGGTGGGGAAGGGGATCACGTCCTGCGCGATGAGAAACGCGGGGAGCACGAGAGTCATGGACACCGTGAACACCGCGACGGCGAGCGCGAAACGGAGGGTGAATCGATTCAGCATGAGAGTACCTCTCTTCGAGTGATGATTATTTCGCAATCGCGGCACCGATGAACGCGGCAATGGCAACCCAGAACCCGTAGCGCTGGATCTTCTCGAACAGCGTTTCAGGAGCGGGTTCCACGGTGCGCACGGTGTCGCTTCGGTGGATTGTCAGGTCGTGTCGGAATTCCCGCTGGCGGTAACTGTACTCCTGGTGCAATCGGTATTCCGGTGTCACTGTTTCGGCCGAGGCCACCAGATCGCTCAGTGAGTCGATGGTGAAGAGCAGGGAATCGATGGTGCGCAGGAGCGTGCCCGCGAGCGCATCATCGGTGCGGAGCACGGTGTCGGTCTCCACTATCGTCCGGATTTCCGCGCGCGCAACGGCGGCAATGGTGTCGCGTCGGATGAGGGTGTCGCGACGGACTTCCACGCTCACCGAGGGCTCGGCCGTGCGCGAGCAGCCATGCACCACAAGGCCGCCGAGGGCGCCGCCGACGATGAGCGCGGCCGCGAGCGAGTACATCAGTTTGTTGGCTGTCATTTGGCCTTCTCCATGTAGGTGAGGAAGAACAGGACATTCGAGACGAGCGCCGCGAGCAGTATCCCCACCGTGCCCCACATCAGCCGCGTGAGAACGGTGTATTCGCCACGCTGCTCGGCGATTTCCTTGTCGTGCCTGTCGGTGATCTCGGTCAGTTTGTCGAGCACTTTCGCGGTCAGTTGAAGTGCCTGATCGTGCCGGTCGAGCATGACTTCGTACCGGATTCGCTCGTCCTGATTCACTGCTGTCTCCTCGCGGTTCATCGAAATTCCGTGAAGGTGATGCGGAGCTGGGCTTGGTTGCAGAGCACATCGAACCACAGCGCATGGCCGATGGTGGAGACGGTGGCGGGTTCAACTGTGCAGCCGAGAGCCGCGCAGGACTCGGCGAACCCGTCGCTTTCGAGCACGGGCAGCAGTGCGTCGATGATGTCGTTGAGCACTTTCTCGGTGTTGTCCGCATCGCTCAAACCCACGTAGAGCAGCAGCTCGTAGGTGTAGGAGCGCGATTCGCTGATGCGGCGGCCCCGGCGCATGTCGCGGAAATCCCGAGGAGCGTTTTCCACACGATACACCATGGCCGCGCGGAGCTGGTTTTTCCCGTCAACGTCCACCATGGAATTCTCCACGAAGGCGTTCTTGCTCGTGAAATAGCGGCGATAGAGATGCACGCGCGCGGGCGTCACCGAAGTGATAGCCGCCGAGAGCAGCACGCGGATTTCCTGATCCACGTTCGGGGTTGCATAGAGTCCGATCATGTGGCGTATGCTCCTTGGAGAATCCGGTCCCAGTCCTCCGCGTTGCGCTCGATCACCTCCTGCACGAAGTCGTGTCCCTTGCGGCCGTGCTTCTGGATGTGCGCTCCAATCATGTACGCCACCTCCTTGCCCTTGCCCAGTTTCACGCGCACCCACTCCACGAGATGACGGCCGGGATTGAACGGTGAACCTGGCTTCACACCATGCACGACGTAGTACAGGTAGGGAGCCACGGGCGTCGGGTCGGACACGGCCACGATCTGACCTTGACCGTGCTCGGCTGTCACCTTCAGCTCCGAGAGCCACGCACCTTGCGCGATGCCGAACACGCCCACGGGAGTTTCTTCCGCGAGCTGGCCGGCTGCATCCTCCGCGATCACCTCCATGCGCGCGAGCAGCATCTGTTCGATGGTGTCGGGGTCGGTTGCCTCAACGAACAGCCGATCATCAATCCGTATGGCGATGGTGTGCGGCATCAGTAGGTGTCCGGGAAGTGTCGGTATCGAGGAGTGCGGAGCGGCACTACTGCGGAGGCGTGTCGCGCTTCCTTGCGCTCGGGGAGCCGCAGGAGCATGCGGTAAGTGTTCCGCGCGGATTCTTTGAGTTTCAGGTATGTGTCGGTCTTCGTGGTGTGGGAGACGCTGTCGGCGCCGATCATGCTTTGCACGGATTCGGCGTGATGCGCGGCCACCGCATCGAAGAGATATGCGAGCGTGAGATACCGGAAGGGAGGAAGGTCGCCGCTTGCGAGCGTCACCGTTTCGGCCGTCTCATCGATGGAATGCGGTGCGGTGTAACGCACCTTGAACCCCGCGCCGGATTGCCCGTGCGGGATGGTGAGAATCCCGGTGCTCTCATCGATCACTCGGTCGTTCGATGGAACGAAGGTGCGGGGATGGCCGCCTGTGGGGTGCTCAACGAAGAGGATCGCGCTCCCGTGCGTCCACTCGGAAAGCTCGATGCGGTGGTCGCTCGTGAGCGTTCCCGTATGATCGATCTGTCGCGGGGAGTCCTGCGAGAATTCCACAATGGCCGAATCCATCGCGGCGCCCACGGTCGCGTTGTTGTCCTCGCCGAGCTGCGAGAGCGTATCGGCGGGAATCATGCCCGCCTGGATGAATTGCGCTATCAGTTCGCTTCGTGTCACCGTGTCCTCCGTTAACCATCAAGGGGGGAGAGCATCGAGCCCTCCCCCCTCGCGTGGAGCATGAGAGAGGCCGAGAGAGAGAGATTCTTGATTACTTCATCACGTAGTTGCGCCTGAACTCCCGAGCACGGAGGGTGATCTTTCCGGTCGTGGTGTTCCCTGTGCCGTAGGTGATGAATTGCACGAGGATGATGTAGGGCTGTGCCGCCCAGAATAGTTTGTTCGCACCCACCTTGTTCCACCATGCGAAGCGGTTGACCGCTGCGGCCGTCGCGGTGAGATCACCGAGACTGACGGTGTCGGATGCGATTGGGACAACTGTACCGGTGGCGGTGGAGGCGACTTGCAGGCGCATCCGGCCGTTGAGTCCGGCCGAGTTCTCCAGCAGGATGTGCACCGAGTCCACCGAGTAACCGAGCGTGAGCTGGCCCTGGTAGGTGGTGGATGCGGCGACGGCTTTCTGCTGCACGAGGTTCGTCACCTGCGCGTGCGCGGTGTTGGCCGTAACGAGCAAGAGAGCGGCGCCGAGAGCGATGAGAAACTGTTTCATGTCCGTATGTCCTCGATCTTCGTTGTGCATGAATTCGTGAAATGCCCGAAGCTGCTTCGGTTACTCGCCGACGTTCTCGCTCTTCACCGCGTTGAGCGGGGAGATCCAGTTGCCACCGTAGGCGTGATCGCCCTTCACACGGATTTCATCGTGCGTAAAGCGACGGCCCTCGGACGGGTTGTCCGCGATGGTCACCACCGGATCGACCTGACCACCGAACACACCGAGTTCGATCACTCCACGGTTGGCGAAGAGGTAGAAATCGTTGTAATCGTCGGTATGCGGATTGGTGATGGGGACGAGGCCGCGTGTCTGAAGCCACGAGGCAACGCTGTTCGACTGACCCGCCGCCGCCGTGGTCATGTTGTAGGCGATTTCCTGCTGCGAAGGATCGATGGACACCGCGAGGTAACGCGGACGGGTGATGAGCTTGCGCTCGTTGTCGCCGGGGAACGCCATGCGCTGCATCGCGCGGATAGCGTTGCGCACGGCTTCTCCGCTTTCGTCGAGCACACCGGAGACGAGGTTGCCGCGCGTCTCGTCGAAGGCGGCTTTGCTGTCGCTGAGTGTGGGATTGTTCATAATCATCCCAACCCAGATGAGCTTGCTCACCGAGAAGAGCGCGACATCGGCGATCTGCTGCGGGATGCTCTGGAAGAAGGCGACATCGTCGTTGATGAAGTGCTTTTTGGTGATGGTGAAGATACCACCCTGATCGTCCGGCGTGTACTGCTCGGCGGTCGCTCCCTGCGAGTTGAGCACCGGGTAGCCGTCTTCGTCATCACGCGGACCCCATCCGGTGATCGAGCCGAACACGAGAGCGGTCTTGGGTTTGTAGTCCGGCACCGGCACGACGTTCGTGATATTGCGCCAGTCCTGGTACTCTCCCGGCATGTTGAACTGATGCGCGACGCGCAGGTTCATACCGTTGACGAGCACCTTGGCGGCCACCACCGCATCCATGGCCTCGGCCACTTCAACGCGGCTGAGCCAGTTGATCGGACGCCCGACCACCATCTCCGCGAGCTGCTTGATCGAGTACACGGTTCCGCGCTGATGCGAGGAAATGGTGGCGTTGTAGCTCTCCGCGATCTGCTTGCGCTCGGTGGGGGACGGGACATCCATCATGAAGAAATCGTTGAACGCCACCTGCAACTTGTCTTCGCTCGGACGGATGATGCGGACGCGCGCAGGGTCGGTTTTCTCGTACGCCGCCTGAATATCCTTCGCCTCGCGAATGGCTTCCTCCACGGTCGCGCGCACGAAACGCTGGCCGGAGAAGCGCTTGCGGATCGAATTCTTCTGGATGTCATCGAGCCCGGAGCGGTCGACTGCCGTGTCGAGCAGCAACTCGTCGAGTTCGGTAATGGCTTCGCTCGCCGTGGTTTTCTGCGCATCCTCGGTGCCGAGAGACGGTCCGGAATCACCCGTCGCCGCCTTCATGTGCATCTTGAAGAGCTTCACTGCGAGCGCTTCGTTTTTCGAGAGCTGCGCCTCCATGTTGTCCTCGCCATCGAACAATTCCGGAGCTTTCTCCTTCAGCGTGGCGATCATGTACTCCACCGCAACCCCCTCGGAAACCGACGTGCGGGACAGCGCGGAGCGAAGATCGTCAGCATTCAGAATCTTCGCGCCTTCGAGCGCGGCGAGAAGCTCCTGTTTCTGCTTGTCGGTCATTGTGACTTTCTCCGTTGTGGTGTGAGATTGTGATTCGGAAACGATTTCCTTGACCGCCCCGCCTGCCGACGCAAAGCTGATCGGGTCGCACGAATGCACCTTTTCGATCTTGGCGACGATGTGCGGCGCGAACTTGTAGGTGTAGAGGTCGGCCGTAATGGAGAAGCCGGGAACTCCCTCGGTGCGCCCCTCCGCAACCGCTTTCTTCACGGCTTCGTGGATCAATGCTGGATACCGATCACGCTCCCACGTGAAATCGGCTTCCACACATTGTTCGACTTCGTTCCATTCGGCCTTGCCCGTCATACCGGCTAGCGTCGTCCCCTCGCGCTTCACGTGCTGCTTGTCGGTGCGCACGTAGCCAGGGAGATTGTCGAAGCCGCCTTCGGCCACGGTGGTTTTCAGCACATCGGCCGGATAATGCCGCGCGATACCGTTCTCGGCTTTGTTCTTCGCGTCTCCCGCGCGAATGATGACGATGCGCCAGACGGGGCCTTTCGCCTCGTCCTGCGCTTCACCCACGGACAGCACTTCACCGGTGATCTCGGGCGGCTCGGCTTCGCGCGAACGCGCGGGAACGTACTCTTCGACCACTTCCTCGAAATGCGGCAGGATCATGATCTCGGAGTCGGAGTCAAACGGATCTCCGGTGAAGCCGAAGCCCACCGCGAACAGGTCTTTTCCCACTTCCACGATGGCGCGGCCGGACTGAAGGAACACGCGCTTCACCCAGGGATAGGGGCCGTCGTAGTCGTTCTCGTTCGCACCCACCACCAGACGCACAAAGCGCCGGATGGCGTCCTCGATGCCGTTCTGCACATCGCTGAGTGCGAGTTCGGCTTCAGCCACTGGAACGGCTTGCGTGACGCGGCGCGGATCGTGTCCGCGATTCATCAGTGCGAGACAGAACGGTGTGGGCTGTCCCTGCTCGGTTACGAGCGCAACCTTGCGGCCGAGCTGGAAGCGCAGCGGCCGGATGAGGCGCATCGCTTCGTCGAAGTCGCTTTCTTCCCACTGCTCTTTTTCCTTAAGCACGAGCGCCTTCTTGCCGAGCGTGCGACCGCTGACTTTCCCGAGCTTCGCGGCCACCTTCGGATCGAGCGAAACCATGTCCGCTTCCGTCGTAGCGAAATGCGTCCGCATCTCATCGGGCGTCATGTTCACGTAGGAATCGAATTCCTTCCGGATCGCGAGCTTTTTGTTCAAGTCCATCGGCATTGGTGTTTTCCCCCGCGCGCGTGGATCAGTCGGTCACTCGGTGCAGGTCGACGGGAAGGTCGATCTTCGGCGTGATCTTGCCGTCGGTGATGACCGCCTGGGTCGTACCGAGTTTCACCACACGGAAGTCCTTCCCGTACTTCGTGCGCACATGCAGGGTCACCGCCGCCATTCGCTTGGTAGTCTCTGGTTTGTCCGGATTGGACTTGGAGGGAGCGGGATTGGGCGGGACGGCCGATGGATCGGCCGCGTTCTGAGGGGATTCGGCGGCGGCGCCCTGCGTGGTTTGAGTTTCTCCCTGATTGTCGTTCTGCTGCGTCTCGTCCGCGCCGTTCTCCGTGGCGGTATTCGCGTCCTGAGTGGTTTCGGCCTGCTGCGGCGCGATGGCGCGGGTGAACTGTTTCTGCTTGCTCATGTCTCTTATGCCCTGCTCTGTTGCACCGTGTTCGACGCAATTAGATATAATTACATGTTACGGTGAACAAAAAGCGACAAGTCGCAAGTCTTGTCAAGGTGCAAGCTCCGCAGCGGGCAAAAAAAAACACCGGCCGGATGAACCGACCGGTGAATGCGGCGACGGAGCTTCTACGGAGTGCTACCTTGTATCAGCTCCGCGCGCCAGCAAACGCTCGACCACGTGCTCGGCAAAGAGAACATCGCCACGCGACCAGATCCAGTCCACGTTCTCGGCGAGCACTGCCGCGATGGTGTACTCGGTGACCGATCCGTCCGCTCGTTTCTTGCGCTGCTTGAATCCCGCTCGAAGCTGGCCGAGGCGCTGGCGCGAGAGGCCCGTACGCGCGATCACGTCTGCGCTCGACAGGGTGAACTTGGGCGGCGATGTCTGCGGTGCTTTCATGTCGGAATCTATTCTCTTTACACGTCAAATACAATCGCGCGGGGGAGTGACGGATAGGCGGGAGGGGAGGGGGAATTGCTTCCCCTTCCCCCTGGGTGTGGAGTGCTATCGTGGGATGTATGCGTTGAGGCCGATTGTGATGGGCTTTCCGTCGATCATCGCATCAGTTTTCATATTCCCGCGCGTGCTCGCAACGACAAGCGTTTTTCCCGACGCGCTGGGCTGTGGTCTCTGCAAAGGGATGCGGATGACAAGCTCGTTTTTCTCGATCTTCACTTCCATGGTGTTTTCTCCGTTAAAGTTTTTGGATAGGGGGGAGATTCGATTCACAGTATTTGTAGGTTTCAAACCATCCTATCAGGAATTGCATATCGACCTCAGCTTCCCACCATTTGTGGAACCTTGGGCCGATTGCATTCACTACATGGACATCGTTGTACTTTTCGATAATGCGATGAACCGAAGCGCTCTCACGCTCCGAGTGCAAGCTCAGTTTGTAGAAGTAATGATGCGTCACATCGATTCCATCCTCGAAGCGCTCGCTATACGAGGGATTGACTCTCGAGCGATGCTGCGCGATGTGAACCCCTACGGATGCGATATTCTCGGAGAAACGGATCTCCGCGCGTTTGTATCGCACGATACATTCCTCATCGTGACCAGCTTTCAGGAGCAATTTTCCGCTCCGATCTCCGAGCCATATTTCCGGAATGGCTTCACTGAGCGCTCGGTAAAGCCGTCGCTCGCGTTCCTCGAATTCCATGTTTGCGTTCTTCATTTCCTGCACCTGTATGGATGCGGGGGGAATTGCTTCCCCCCTGTGATTATCCGTTGCGTTGTTTCTGCTCGCGCTGCATCACCGTATCGAGCTTTTCGGGAGTATACCAGCAATCCCGCTCGACCAATGGGAGGCCGCGCGTGTTCGCTTGCTCGAGTTCAGGGAGATGCACATATCCGAGTTCCGCATAGTCTCCGCAGCACAGACCGAAAGCGAGGCCGCTTTCCGGATCGAGCTCCGTGATATACCATGTCCATTGACTGTACGGGGAAAAGAGCTTCAGATGAACGGTAACCTCGGATGCGGGGAGTTCTTCGTTGCTGTACAAAGGGGGGAGCTTTTTCTCGATCTCGCGGGGAAGCAATTTGTGCTTCCGCACACCTTGAAAGCGTTCTCGCATCACATCCCCCCGCGTACACGTTCGATGTGGTTATCTGCGATGCGGATAACGTCCAAACCAGCACGGATGCGCAATTCGTCTTTGTCCGCAAGGTACATGAATCGATACAGTTCCGCATCGCTTCCGTACGCGATGACCATTATCATATCCTCGATTTTGAGCGCGAGTTCATAGTCAAGAATCGCGCTTGCAGTTTGCTTTCCCGTCTCGCTGTCGAAATATCCCGCGCGGGTCATTATCGCAGTGAGCTTCGTTAGTGTGATGCTACACCTGAAATGCGGAAAGCGCTTCCCCCGCTCGTGCTCGAACAGAGAGAGTTCATAGCGAGGATCTTCCGGTATACTCTCGAGCTCGCGCACCGTGACAAGCGTATAAACGGTGTGGGTCGTGAAAACCGAGCAATGGGAGCCGGGGGTTATTGGAGTGAAGTCACAAAGCATAGGATATGCTTTGAGTCGCAGAAAGTACGGTTTGCATGTGGGTTGCGTTTCCATCGGTAGCACTCCGATTGTTGAAAGGTTACGATGCAATATACCTCTTTTCTCTTGACAAGTCAAGAGAAAAATGTTACATTGTGCACGTACCTTGTTTCACATAATGGAGTGCTACCATGTTTTACTCATTCACAGACACCGATCTCAAGCGCTTGGGAAAACTCTCCGATGGTATCGGTATCACGAAAGATGATTACCTCACAAATGGACATTTCGCTGTGCATCTGAGCGCGATACAGGGGGGAAGCTCAAAGGAATTCCGCACCCGCGTTGAGGCCGTCGCGCTGTCCCTGAGCAGCGTGAGGGATTTTTCCCGCGTGGAGTTCGGGAGAGTGATCGATGGGAGAAAGCGCTCGGACTTTGTCCCTGTCAAGCGCACGGATTTCTCCTACAATCGCACTGCTGCGGATCGCAAATCCGCGAAACCCAATCCCGCGCGTATGTTCCTCACCGAGCACGGGGAGCCGTTCTACTACGATGCAGCGTACACGGATTTCTTCAACCTCGAGGCCGGATATGTTTCGCAGAAACTCTATGCGCTGTTCACGGATGAAAGCGATGTCCCGTACTTTGCTGTCTACGGATTGGGAATCAAAGAGGATCCGTTTCATGCGCTGATCGGAGAACGTGAAGCGATGCACCTTGAAAGAATCCGCACCCTGGAAACCGAACTCGAGACCCTGCGCAATGGTGCAAGCGAAGTTCGAGCACTTCCCGAACCAGTCGCAGCGTACAGGGAAGCGCGAAAGGTGATCGGTTCCCCTGCTGCTGCGCTGCTCGCGGATACGCTCGCGCATTATCCTGAAACCACACCGAACGAGCTTCCCCCTGATCCTACGCGATACGTGGTGGTCTGCAAGTACGATCTCGAATCGGCCGCGCGGATTGTGGGAGTATACGATTCCTACGATGAAGCGAAGCGCGTAGAAGATGCGCACGGGTTCAAACCCCTTGCATACTACACCGAAACTCTCGCACTTTATGCGTAAGCGCTCGGTAAACAAAACGGGGGGGGAGCTTTCCCCCCGTTCCATTTTTCGGAGCAATCGGTATGAAAACAATCCCCCCGCTCTACTTGCAACTCCGTCGTGAGTATTTCCTCGAAATTCTCGCGGGGAGAAAAACCATTGAGTACAGGGACAAGACGGAATTCTACGCGCGGAAACTCTTTGCGCGTGAATGGGATCGCGTACGGTTCCGCAATGGTTACCACAATCCCGCACCCGAAATGATCGTAGCACTACGGTTCATCGATGACTCGGATCCGGATGCGTACGAGCTGCACCTCGGGAAAATCCTCTGGACACAGCACATCGATCTCCTGCGGTGACGGGCCGCATCAGTCCTCCGCATCGCCCTGCTCGGAGCCGCCGCTCTCACTCAGTAGCGCGGTGAGCTTCCCACCATTCGCGTAGAATTCATCGAGGATCACGAACAAGCGATCCGCTTTCACGAACTCCTGATGTGCGAACATCCGGAGCGCTGTGAGCACGCCCGATTTCTCGCGCTTCGTCTGGAAGACCACGTTCAGGAAAAAATCCGCTTCGTTTACTTCGGCCTGCGCTTCGCGGTACTCGTGCCTGTCCTGTCGCACCTTTTCCGATGCAGCACTCCGCGCGCTGCTCTCGGCCACGCGCGCGCCGTCTATCGCATCCATCTGTGCATCTGCCTGGGGATCGTTCTCTCCGCCGAACACATCCGAGAGCCCCATCGTGTCGACGGAGATGTCGTAGACGGCCATGTCCTGCGGATCGAAGCCGGCCATCTCGAAGCTGACGCCCTCGTCGGTGAGCAGCACCTTGAGCTTGTCGAGATCCCATTCGCCTTGCGCGGAGGCGTTGTTGAGGAACAGGTTCATCTCCTTCTCGGTCTTGAGGTCGAGGTCGACCACGGACACCGAGAGCAGGTAATCGGCGCAGCGGGCGGGATAGCCCTCGAGCCCGTCGAGGATTTCGAGGCGCCTGTGTCCGGAGACGAGGTTTCCCGTCTGCTTGTTCCAGATGAGCGGTTCGATCAGCCCAACATCGCGCAGCTTCTTCCGGAGCTTCTTCGAGGCGTGCTCGGTGATGGTGCGCGGGTTGTACGGTGCCTCGCGCAACATGCTCCGGCGAATCTCCATGATCTCGAATTTCTGGAATCGTGAGAGCTTCGGCCCTGCCGGCGCTTTCGTCTTCGCCATGTCATACTCCATGCAGTTTGAGTCGTGCAACGGCGTTGCCCGCGAGCGGGAACACCTTGAGAATCTTCCGGTAGTCCTCCGGATACTGTTCCATGATGGCCGCGAGCGCACGGCCACCGAGTCCGGTGCCGGACATCTTCACGTTGCCTTTGAACACCTGCGGTACGGGGATGCGGTGGTGCTTCATGTACGCGAGCACTTCGCGATCCTTCCACTTCGAGATCGGGAATACGCGGCCGCCTTTCTCGTAGATCGCTTCGTCCTCGTAGGTGCGCAGCATCACGCAGCGGTCGCGGCTGTCGGCCTGTCGCGCACCGTTCACGATCCAATGCAGCCCCGTGTCGATGCGGACGCGGCGCTCCACATCCTTGAGCTTGAAGAGCTTGCGTTTCGGTTCGGGCGCGAATCGGTATGCTCCGGTTTTGATCGCGAGCGCGAGATCGGGATGCGGATACTGAAGGATTTCCACGCCCCAGCGTTTGCGCGCGTAATCGAGCTGCTTGGTCTCGTACGAGAGTCCACGCACGAAGTACATGAAATACCCGACCACGTTCCCGCGCCCGAATACATCGGTTGCGAGATCCATGCAGACGAGCGAATCCTTGCCTCCCGAGAAGGAGACAAGGATCGCTTGCGCCTGCGCGCGTACGCGCTCAAGAACGCGCACGCTGTGTTCCATCGGAGTCACGGCTTACCGACGGCCCCGAGGTTGCGTACCGCGTCGGCGACCGCTGAAGACCTGTGCGGCCACCGCGCGCGCGGGTTTCGATGCGCGTTTGGCCGTGCCCGCCTTCGCTTTCGCGCGCGAACCGGATTCACCGCTGCGGGAAGCGACTTTCGCTCCACGGCCGCTCGAAGCGCTGCCGCCACCGCCACGGAAGCGGTCGAGCCGCGCGGGGTTCTGTGCCTGCGCGGGGAATTTCCCCCCTGTCGCACGGCTGGTTTTCATTTTCGCCATGTCTGGCCTCCTGTGAATGTGGGTGATACAGCTCTCTCTCTCGGGGAGCCAGCTCTCACTTTTGCTTGGAACGATGCGATTGTTTTTTCAAGATCACATCGCCCTGAATTTCACCAAGCGCAATGGCGACGCGCATTTCCGCGTGCGCACGGGACATTCCGAGTCTCGTCAGGAACGCGATTCGTTGCTCGCGTGTCATTTCCGCTTTCCGCTCGCCTTCTTCGTAGCTCCCGGCTTTGATTTCGCTGATTTCGAGCCCGTAGTAGTTTTTTTCAAGCATTGCATGTCCTCGAATGTGTCGATCAGAGCGAGTCGTATCGCCTCGAAGTCGTCGGGGCGCCATTGTTCCGGGTAGATTGAGTAGAACGCCTCTCCGAGGGAGCGCATCATTGCTCGGTCGTTTGTCTGCACCGCTATCCATTGCGAATACGCACGGGCGAACAGCTCGCGTTCGTCGAGGTAGTAGTCGATTTCGCGGCTGTCGATCGGATATTTTTGTCCATCGATCTCGATGTAATCCGACGTTCGCAGCTTCCGCAATTCCTTCACCGCGTCGGACTCCATGATCGCCGTCCGTAGCTTCGGATAATTGCGGAGGATGTCGAATTCATTGTTTCCCTGTCCGGACAAGTCGATGAAGTGGCCCATCTCATGTACGAACGTGAACTCGTCGGTGTCCTTGCGAATCCGGATGTTACTGGCCATGAATCGGCCCGGCCCGATCTCCAGCGCCTGGAATTCCGCGAGGTTTGCCGTACCGTCATCCCGCAGTGCCGGAATGTTCCGCAGCAGCCCGTCACCATGCACCGAGTCGATCAGATCGAGGGAGCGGTTCACGGTTGTCTCGAGTTCCTTGTCCAACTGTCCCGTGCCAACCTTCGATTTGTTCGGCGCCGTCCCGGTGGGAGCGAATTCTCCTGGAGGTGGTGGGCCTGTAATACGTTTTCGCTCGGGGGATGCGACCTTGGCAGCAGCACGCTGCTCCACGACGTTGATCTTCGGTTCGGGTCGACCGATCCGCTCGCGGCTGATTCGCAGCGCCCGCTTGCAGTAGCAGTTGATTACCTCGGCCGGCGGGAGTACCGGGTCATGCGGCCCGTCGATCCAGTATTCATCGCCGAGCGGCGTCACCATGTGGAATTTCTCATCGGGGAGCACGCGCACACCATGCAGCACCTTGTGATGCGGCCGTGGGTCGTACACCGCGCGGCGCTTCCCCTTGCCGAACCGTCCAGGCACCTTCGATCCGGAGCTGTGAATCCACTCCTTGTGCATCGGGATTCCCACGAGCTGCGCCTTGCTCCATACATCGTTCATGCGCTTCTGCGCTCCGAGGTTCTGGAGCTTTCCGATCTCGGTGCGCACGATCACTTCCGCGCGCCGGAGCGAGGTATCGAATTCGCGCGTGATGATCCCCGCAACATCCTGCGGGGTGCGCTGTCCAAGGAAGGCGAGCGAGAGCTTGTCCTTCACGGCCGGAAGCAGTTCGGCGGGGATCGTTTTGATCTTGTTCACATCGAGCCCGCGCGTGGTGTCGAGATGCGTGTCGGGGACGCGCAGCGTGGTGGTGAGGTTCGCATCCTCGAGCAGCGCATTGATCGTTTCCACACCTTCCTCGAACGCCCATCGCTGATACTTCGAGAGCGTTTTCTCCATGTACTCTCCGACTTCGTCGACCGGATACTCATCGATGATGCGCCGGATGCGGAACACATCGGCCGTGTCGAGCTGGCCGCGTTTGAGTACGGCCGTCACAACCTTGTCGCGCACATCCTGAATGAGCGCTTGCACCGCGAACAGGCCCTGCTCATCGAGCGCTATGGAATCCGGCGGCGCCATTACGGGGCAATCGTCTCATCGGGTTTCGGAGCTTCGAGCTGCGGGGGACGCACTTTCTCATCGCTGTATCCCGCGAATTCGAGATCGGTGCCGTCGCGCTTCGCGGCCCAGTTCATCAGCGAGATTTCGTGGTCGGCCGTGAAGAGCTTCTTGCGGCCGCTCTCGCTCGCGCGGAGATCGTCCTTCGAGATCACATCGAGCGCGGCGGTGGTGGCAGCGAGCGGCTGACCGTCCTCCTGCTTCGAGAGCGGGAGGGGTGTCACACTCACGGTGAACGCCTCGCGCAGCGGCTTTTCCTTTTCGGTGCCGTCGGGGAGCTTCACGTTCACCATGGGGGACGCGCTCGCAGTGTCGATGTACCGCGCGGCTATCGCCTCATCCACCACGAAATGCAGGAGGTCGGAAAGCTGCTCCATGATCTCGGTCTTCTGTGATTTCGAGTCGAGCGCGGCCGGTTCCTGCTGCGTCTGCGCGGTGGCTCGCGTGGTCTCTCCACCGAACCCGAACCACGATTCCGGCATGCCGAGGGCGCCAGCAATCAGGGTTATCATCGTCTTGATGAACGTGGTGATTTCACCTACTTCGGTGTTCGCGGAGATGAACTCGTTTCGCACTTTCTCGTTGTGGATGAACCGCCAGCCGTGCATCGGAATATCGTTGCCGTGCTCTTCGGCGTAGGCTTTCACCTCATCCGGTGACGCATCGGTGAGCGTGGTGTCCATGAACAAGGACATGCGGGCGACGGTGCGATCCGTGGAGAGGATCCGGAATTTCTTCTCGCTCGTCAGCTCATCGATCACGGCCTGAAGCAGCGGCACACCGCGCTTGTTGAGCCGTCCGGCCTCGAAGCGGGCGTACAACGCCTTTCCGGTGAATCGCTGTTGCAGCGCATCGTCCTTGAGCAGCGTGAGTTCCTCGATTTCCTTCCCGCTATTGATCCGTACCGCCTTGAGCGCAGTGGTGTCGAAGTCGTCGAACACAAGCTCCGCAACTTGGCCGCGACACAGGTCGCCCAGGCGCACTTCACCGTTCGAGAGTACATCGAACACGAAGCCGGCTTCTCCCTCCACGAGCAGAGCTTCCACGAAGTCGACGAGGCGGCGCTGGATGCGGTTCGAGCGTCGCGTCCAGAAGCGGTCAATCGCGTGCTGAATCTGTGCGCGGTGGTTGTCCGGCACGCCTTCCTCGAAGCTGATCGAGTACTGGAATCCACCTTCCGCGATGATGCTGCGGACGCGCTTGATGATGCGGCGCGCGATGCCGTGGGTTTGGAACAACCAGTTCGAGTCGCGGACGATGGTCTGCTGGATACCGTCCGGAATCTCGTACTGGTACTGCTGCCCGCGAATGCGCCGGAAGAGGTAATCCTCCTGGCCTTCCACCTGCCTTCTGGATGGATCGCTCTCGGCCACTTTTTGCTTGAGCAGTTCTTGCGCCTTGGTTTCGGCGAGTTTTTCGATGCGAGCACCGAGGATGTTATCGAGCAGTCCCATGGATCACCTGCGATTGAAAATGGATTTTGCGTACAGTGAGCTTTCGCGGCTGTTGAGCATGCCGCCACGTGGCGCGGGGCTTTCAGCCGGAGGGTTGAACGTGCGCGCGTTCATGTAATGGCAGATGACGGCGCTTTCCCCGTAGTCGTTCGAGCGTCCCAGCCGCTTCTTCAGCTCGTCCTTGCTCTCCACCACGATGCGGCGCTCGCCTACGATCTTGTAGCGCGGAGCCGACAGGTCTTGCACGAGCGAGCCGTGATTGATGATGCGCAGCGGCGATTCCGGATTGATGACCGCGTTCCGGAACATCCACCACATTTGCGTTTTGAGGTCGGTGATCTGCATGCCCGCCGCCTTTTCCGCGTACGAGAGCGTGCGCAGATTCTCCGCGCTCGCACCCGCGATGACGCGATGCACGTTCATCCCCATTCCAACGAGGCCACCCCATACGCCCGCGCCCACGCCCACCGCATCAACTCCCACGCGCTCGGGCGGGATGCGCTCCTGCGCGATCCGGTGAGCCGCAAGCGTGACAACTTGGTCGGTGCGGAGCTGGCCCTCGAATCCCTCGCAGCGATAGAGCACATTGCCCGCTTGGTAGGTGAAGACGTTGTTGTCCACTCCCAGTTCCGCAACGTCGATGCCCATGGAGGCGGTGCCTTCGAGTTCCGCTTCATCGAGAATGTTGGTTTCATCGATGAGCCGCGCGTGAAGCTGCTCGTACGGGATAATCTGCATCGGATCATCCTGCACCGTCCAATCGCCCAGCACGAACATGCGGTAGAGATGTTCGGGAAGGTTCTCGAGCGACTTGACGTACTCCGGCGACAGATGCGGATTGTCCTTGATCGTGGCCGGGAGGTAGAAAAACGGCTCGCGGAGTTCACCGCGCACGAACGGGTCGTAGAAGAGTTTCTTCACCCAGTTCTGTGCGGGGTTGCACGTAAGCAGCACGAGGATCGGCGGTTGCTTTGCCAGTCCAGGTACATGCCACGAACCCGCGCGCTCCTGCGCCTTCGCGAAGCTGCCTTCCTGCATCTCGTTTGCTTCCTCGAGCACGCAGCCATTGAATTCCAAACCCTTCCAGCGGTTGTACTCGGGATCCTGCGTGACCGACTCGGGGAAGAACAGAATCTCGCTCCCGTTCTGGCAGCGCACGAGGAAATCGCTCTGGCCTCCGCGCACCGGCCCGCAGAAAGGACGCGGTGCGATCTTCTCGAATGTGGGAATGGTGTTGCGGCGCAGCACGGGGAGATTCTTGCGCACCACAACCCAGCGCGAACCGGGGAAAATCTTGCACAGCAGGATGATGATACCGAGCACCACGAACGTCTTCCCGCCGCGAATCGCACCACCGAACATCAGGTACAGATACTTGCCCGACAGTGCGGCCGAGATGAACCGCTGCTGCTTCTCCGATGGTTTGAACAGCACCTGCTCCATCAGAACTCCACCTTCTGACCACCGATGATGAACACCTGCTTCGGTGTTTGCGGCGTTTCCTCGGGCGATTGGGCCGCGCTCTGGCCGTTGTTCCAGCCGTAGCCGTGACGCTTCGCGAGCACGTATTGCACCATGCCGGGAGCGTTGCCCGCGAAGCCGTACTTGAGCAGCTTTGATTCCTCGATGTCCAGACAGCGCGCGTAGAGTTCCGCGAAGTACGGTGAAGCGTCCGCGAACTTGCGGAAATACGTGCTCGGCACGCCCTCCTTGATCGCGAAGTCCTTGAGGAAAAAGCGTTTGATCTGCACGCGGCCCTCCGCATCGGGGTGCATGTCCTCGGTGAACCATTCGAGCATGCGGTCGCCGAATTCGCGGATCAGTGCTTCGGTCCACTTCTTCGGCTTGCCACCGCCTTCGCCACGCCGGTTGCGCTTCCCTGGTTGCAGGGGAGTAAGCGTCGTGATGTCTACGACTGGTTTTCGCGGGCGCGGCATTGAATGAGGATTCCCCGGCTGTCATACTCTGCATGGATCAGACCTGCGGACTCGAACCGCGAAACGAACTCACTGACGCGCTCGCGAATGCTGCGCGGGCTCGAAACTCGGTGCGAGATTTGGTACACGGTGATAAGCTCATCGAGCGTTGCAGGACGCCCGATGTTGCGTAGCAAGGCAAGGATGTTGTTTCTGCATTCATCTCGTTGTTCCACATTCACCACATCACCTCTGAGCTGTGAAAAAACCGGCAGGGGGAAAACTTGTCAAGGTGAACACTCCGCAGGGGAGCCGAACAGGTCGGTTTCGCGCGGTGTGGTGGAGCGGTGATTCGCGCCCCGAATGATGGTCACATGCACGCGAGGGGAGAGCGACCAGCGCTTTACGATCACGGCCTCGGCCACGAGCGAATCGTCGCGATAGGCGATCCCGTTGAGCGAATCGCACACGATCTTGAGCACGTTGTCCGCGTCGGGTTTCTTCGTGCAGGGGAGACTCTCCTCGAGCACCTGCGGACGCAGCTTCTTCGTGCACATGCGCTTCGGCGCCTGGAAGAAGGCTTCCACGAGCACGCACACGGGTTCATCGATTGGGACGAACGAGCCACGCACCGCCTGGAGAAAGCACGCACGCACAGCGGCCTCGTAGCTTGCGGTTTTCTTCGGGGTGTGGGGGGCTCCGTTTCTCGTGAAACGCGGACGCCCTTTTCCGGTGGGTTCACCGGGGACGGTGAAAACGATTTGGTCTATCATGGTTTTTGGGATGGAGAACACGGCCGCGCGAGGACGCCTCCCCGCGCGACCACGTTTCAGCGTATATGCTTCGGTCAGTTCTCCATACCGTTCCGTGCTGTGATACATGCCCCTGACTTCGCCGGCAGGGATTCGGAGCTACTTGTTTCGCGAGCGTGTTTCGCTGCGCATCTTCGCATCGTGTCGATTGTGGCAGAGCTGGCAGAGTGCCGCGAGATTGAGCAGCGATGCGGCCTCGGGCCTGTGGTCGAACACATGCGCACAGGTGAGCACCACCTTCGATCCGGTGATCGGATGCGGCTCGTGATTCTCGGCCCCGCACCATTCGCAGCGATTACGCGCCCGAATGTGCCGCACGAAATGCGAGCGCAGTTTCCAGTCGCGCGGATAGCGGTGTCGGTTCTCGGGTCGGATCGGCACGGCTACGCCCCTTCGCTTGTCCCATGCTCCCAGATGCAGAGACAATTCCCGAACGGTGGCCGCTCGTTCGGCAGAATGCGCGTTTGACCAGGCGAGAGGAACCGGATTCTCCCGCGCAGGAACTCCACGCGCAGCGGTGATCCCGCCCTATCGCGGTGCGGTTCGATATGCTGCTGCCACCACGCTTGTTCTGTGCGGTTCGCGGGAAGCAGCATCACGATGAGCTCCGCGCGGCGCTCCTCCCACGCCTTGAGCACCCACGGCTCGATGTTCGAGTACGGGGGATTGCAGTACACGCGCTCGCCCGCCCATGACATCGCGAGTCCATCGTCCTCCTCGGTGTAGTACCGCGCGAGCTTCGCATTGTGCGGCGCGGCGGCCGCATCGAGCGTGAAGCGGAAGCGCTCATCGAGCGGAGCGAAATACTCCGGTGGAAGCGCGCGGTCGTCGACGCTTGGATCTGCGCCCCTTTTTTCGCGCTGTTGCGGATGATTCTTCGAGCGGTAGCCGATCAGCATGGTTGCGTTGTCTCTCCCTTGGATTTACGGTCGCGTAGGTGGTACGTGATGGCCCAGCGGATCGCATCGAGTTTCCGGCGGGCCTGTGGCCGGTACAGATACAGCGATCCTTCCGGCATCCGGTTCTTCGGATCGGCGCAGATGCGCTCCTGCATTGCGGTCAATTCTGCGATGGTATGGTTCCGGTACAGCTTCACGGCGTCCAATGTGTATTCCCTTCGGTTGAGTTGTCGGAAATGTGGCGGGGGAGCGACCGTTCGATCTCCGAAGCGGCCACCTCCCCGCAGCGGAATTCAGCGAATGGCCACCGTGGAATCCTCGTAGATGCGCAGGCCGGGAATGGTGCGAGCACCGTCCTTGATGGCCTGGTTCACTTCGGCGTTGTCGATCTGCTTGTATCTGTCAGGTACGAGCGCGAAGTCGGTGATCTCGAACTTCCACACCTTGCGCGTGCTGGCGGTGCTGCCTCCGAACGTGCGCACCTGCGATGCGCTGCGCGGTGGTTCCGGTGGGGGAACGGGGAGCGGTGGTTGCTCCATGTCCGCAGAAGCGCTCTCGGGTTCCTGTTCGCGTTTCGCGCGTGCTTCCGCTTCGGCCTTGAGGCGTGCTTCCTTGGCGGCGGCTTCCGCTTCCGCTCGTGCTTTCGCTTCCTTCTCGCGCAGGTAACGGCCGATGGCGGCCTTGCCCGCAGCTTCGATCTGTTCGAGCAGCTTCGCGATGGGTTTGTATCGCGCGTTGATCGTGCTCACGTGATCGTTGAGCGGCTTGACGAGCGATGTGCGCTCATCCTCGAAGGACTTCGCGGCACCCTTCACGCGGCTGACGATGTCGGTGACTTCGCGTGCTCGCACTTCGTCGGTGACCACGATGCGCTGAAACGATGCGAGCGTCTGCTGAAGCTCGGCCTCGAAGGCGGCGAGCGGTGCCACCTTCTGCAACCCGTTGCGCACGAGCTGCATTGCTCCGGCCGAAACCTCCGAATCGCTCTCGGGATGATGCACAGGGGCCTTGTCCGGCTCGCTGCGCAGTTGTGCGAATTTCTCCGCTGCTGTCATGGCGTGTCTCTCTCTGCTGTGAGGGGGGTGAATTACAGGGCTATGCGCGCGGTGAAGAGTCCCATCCGGCCGCGCAAGGGAATAGGGTTGCTGAGGATCTCGGGTCGCTCCACGTACCAGCCGATCATGTCCTCGCTGTGCCACACGCTGAGATCGTCGAGGCGGTCGTCGCTCCACGGGATCACATCGCGCAGCACCACACTCCCGATGATTGCACCGAGGGTGTACTCGCTTCGGGAGCGCAGCGCATCCACGGCGCGCACACCGGTGAATTCCTCCATGTACTCGGCAAGGAGCGTGAACCCCTCGGCATCAAAGCGCGTACTCGCGTGGATGAATAGCCGGCCTCGGTACTTCGTGTCCCATGTGCGGTTCTCCACGTCCTTGATTCCCCGCACGAGCAGGTCGGCCCAGGGTTGACGCACGGACAGGCATGTGACGGTCTGCATTTTCTCGGTCTCCGTATGGTGATGGGGGGGGATGCACTTCAAACTTGAACTATCGCAGGGATGCGAGTCGGCGGCTCGATCCCGTAAACACAATGATTTCAGCATCTTCGAGCAGTCGCTCGGAGAGTCGAGGGCTCAGATTCTCGAAGTCTTTCACCGTTTTGTTCGTGGTGATAATCGTCCTCCGGTAGTGGTTTTTGCGCTCTTCGATCAGCTCGGCGATGAGATGAACGTCGGTAACGGTGGTTTTTTCGGTGAAAACATCGTCCACGAGCAGCAGATCGGGCCGCGCGTAGAGGTTCCAGCAGGAGAGGTATTCGCTCCCTGTGCTGTACTTCACAGCGCTTGTGAGTCGGTAGCCGGTCTCCCAGCGCACATTCGGCCATTCCCCTCCGGCGATGAACTGCGCATGAGCGAAGTAGCCGAAGAGACGGGTTCCCATCACCGTTTTTCCCGTACCGATGTCTCCGGTCAGCATCACGAGGAGGGGGATTGCTTCCGGATTGCGGAATGCGCTCTCTGCGACGGCACTCAGCGATTCGTACGCAGTGGGGTCGGGTGGATTCGTACCGAGCGGCCGCGATGCGCGATCCACGATGCGCGGAGGAACACCGGCACGCGCGAGATTGCTGCGGAGACGGTCGTCGAATTCAGATGGCTTCAAGAGGAACACCGAGCTTTCGTGCTGCTCGTGCTCGATCCTCGGCGTTGGTGATCCCTCTGAGGTGATCGATGAATCGCTGAGGTACGGTGTCGGTATCGTTCGGTTTGCTCGCAGCATTCCGAGCGCGTCTGGTAGTGTCATCATCGCGATAGTCTCCGTTCAGTATTCGGCGGTAGTTGTTTCCTCGAAGGAACCAGCCAGGTTCCGGCACCCATGCGCGTGGGCCACCACCGCACAGGAATTCGCTTTTGAGCACGGCCTTGAACACATCGCGGTAGCACGTGCGGAAGTCCTCACGGAAGCGGTGCGTAAGGTGCTGCTGATCGCGAGCACCCCATGCGTTCAGAGGCGACCATGGCGTGTCCTTCGGAGACGCACAGATTTCGTTGAATGCGAGCCTCACGCTCTCGCACCATGTCTCGTAATCCTCTGTCACCTCACCGCTCGGCGGTTCCGCGCGCGCGCGAGATGTGTTGTGTTCCAATTCCAATTCCCCTTCCCGTTCCATTTCCCGTTCCCCTTCCCATTCCCATTCCCTTTCCTTGTCACGCACCTGTTGACTGGTAGTTAACTGGTAGTTAACTGGGTGTGAGGAAGTGAGTCCGGCACCAGTTAACTGGGTGTTAACTGGGGTGTTAACTGGGTGTTGACTACCCCTCGCACTGGTAGTTGACTTGTGGTTAACAGGGGTGTTAACAGGTGGTTGACTGGGTGTTGTGGCAGTAGTTAACTGCCTATTGACTCCCCTGTAACGCAGTGTCATCCCCGCATCCTCGAGTGTTCTGTCTCCCTTGAGCTTGTCGCACTTCTTGCACGAGGTGACCAGATTCTCGGGTGCATTCGATCCACCGAGCGCGAGCGGGAGCACATGATCGAGACAGATGTCGCGCGGGGAGTTGCGCAGATTGCGGCCGCAGTACTGGCACTCCCATTGGTCGCGCTCGTAGAGTCGGCGCCGTTCGGTTACGTTGGGGGGCCTGACGTACTCGGTGATGGATCCGTCCGGTGAAGGGATCTCCGATGGGGGCTCGTCGCGGCCGACAAGCTGATGTCGCTCCCAGTTCACGATGCGGGCATAGGTGTACTCCTCGATCTCGTAGACCTCGATGAAGCCGTGGGCCGCGAGAAGCTGCAAGGTCGCATCCATGTCGAAGGTGAGGAACGGCAGCACGTCCAGCTTGAGACGGCGGGGCCGGTACTCGAATCGTCCCTCTCTATCCGCAACAGTCCACAGACCAATGAAGGTGAGCATCGGATATGCGGCCGGATGTTTCTCTTCGAGTTCCTGGAGTAACTCGTGTCTGAAGAAATCGGGCTTCACGGTTCGTATTCGCGGCATGGTAGGAGCTTCCGGATGTTGCTATGCGTCGAAGTCTTTCGGCTTTCGTCCGAGAATGGACAGTGGCGCTGGCCTCATTGGTTTCTCGCGGCCTTCGAGCGCACGCTTGGTTTCATCGCTGCGGGTCTGGCTGAAACGGAATTCACCGCACCAGCTATCGAGCGGCATTTGCGCGAAGATGCTGAGGATCTCCTGTCGGGCTGCTCCGAGTGGTGACGGAGAAATCACCGCTATCGCGGTCGGTGGATACCGATGGCATGCCACGCGGCATTCATCGTTCACTTGCAGGAGCCGGCTGAATGCGCAGCTACCGCACTTGTCCTCTTCTGTTCTCATGCTCTCCTCGGGTTACGGGGTGGGGGATTCGGCATTGAATTCGGTGAGCGGCATCTCCTCGAGTGTCCACTCTTTGAAGCAGCTTGCGTGCTCTTTCAGCAACGCGAAAACGTGCTCTGCAATGGCTCTCTCGCTTGCGGGGTAAACGTGTTCGATCTCGCCGCCGGAACCATCGTCGTAATCGTAGCGGAGCACGAACACGGTGTTCGGAGCTTCTTCCATCATTCCTCCGTCTCGTGCACACCTTCGGGGACATCCTCATCTCCGAAGTCCGCTACCATCTGCAAATGCGACGCGGGGATCTCGCGCGTCTCCACGATGCGCTCGGCGAAATGGCAGAGCAGGTATTCCTTGTTCGTGGTGTTGTAGTCCGCGAACCACATGCACGTCTGCATGCGCACCTCGAAGCCGTTCGTGATGCGGTTGCGGAGACGTTCGTTCTCGGCGGCGAGCACAAGGCACTCGCTCTTGAGATCGGTGATGCTGCTCTGCATCTCCATCTTCACGCTCTGGATATTCTGCTCGGCGAGAGCGAGCTCGTTCGCGATGCGCGTGAGTTGCTCGGGGGGAGTATCCGGATCGAGCATCATCTCCATGAGTCCGTCGCGCTCCGAGACGAGACGCTCGAGATGTTCGCGGTACGATTTCCGGAGATCGGCAAGCGCGTCCTCCTTCATCGTGAGCATGCGGATTTTCTCCGCGAGCATTTTCCCCGTTGCGGTGATTTCCTCGGTGGTGAGGTCGAAGCGTATCGGCCTCGTTGCGGTCTCTCCGGTGTTCTCGCAGAGATTCCGCACGGTGATGTAATCGAGCGAGTCTAAAAGATCATCGTACGCTGACATGGTGGTGTTCCTTGAAGCAAAGCGCGCGCGAGGACGCTCTTATGGCATCCCCGCGCGCGGTGAGGGTGGATTACTTGCGTTTGCTGATCGCGGCTTTCTGCTTCTCGATCGCTTTCATGAACGCGGCACGACGCGCGGGAGCGAGCGCGGAGATGGCCTTCTGATTCTGACGGACGAACAGGTTGAGTTCGTCCATCGCTTCGATGGTGGCGATGGCATCGAGCGTGCTGCGGTCGCTCACCTTCTCGAAGTCCACGCGGAAATCCGGCTCCCCGTTCTCGGGTTCGGCTTCCACGGCTTCGGGCTCGAGCAGACTCCCTTGCGTTTCGCGTTCCTCTTGCTCGGGTTCGGGCTCAGGTTCGGCCTCCGGTTCGGGAGCGGTGTCCTCGGTTGCGGCAGGGATTTCCTCGGCCTCGGCCGGTGCGGGCTCGTCCTCGTCCGGCTCCATGGACTCGTCGTCCGGCAGCACGTACGCGGCCACGTCATCGATGCGCTTCGGATCGGCTGCTTTTCCGTCCATGAGGAACGCGGCCTGCATCTCCACGCTCTTCGGTGCGAGTTTGAGCACCTTGAGCAGCACGGTTTTCTTTGCCATGCTGTCGTAGTTGTCTCTCCATCCGAAGCCGTCCGGCTGCTTCGAGAATTGATCGCGGTGCGCATCAACCTCGGCCTTGGTCATGTAATCCCACAAATAGCCACCGTTCGTGAGTTCTACCCAGGCGAAGTAGAAGAGGACCTTGCCACGCTCCCCGATGGCTTTTCTCACGAACGGTTTGCTTCCAGGTCCGTACGCGAACACATACTCATCGTTCTCGCACACCTCGGTGGCACCGACACCGGACACAAATCCGCTGCGGTACGCGAGTTGCGCGACACCGATGTACCCAAGCTGGAAACGCGCTTCCTTGCGGCCTCCGGCTTTCTTGTTTCGGTACGGAATGATGTATGCTTCTCCTCCCACATTGGGCTCGAAACCATAGCGCACGCATTGCATGATGGCACCCACGAGCGAGAGGGGAGTGCATTCGAGTAGATCACGGTTACCGGAGATCACCGTGAGAGACACGCGCGTAAGACGCTCCGGCGTAACATGCGCGGGGATGGTTGACTGGATCGCTTTCCAGTTCGATTTGAGCATCTGCGCAACGGAATCAACGACACCCTCGGACTTCTGTGTCGTAGCGATCCCGTTCTGCGCGCGCTGCTGCAATGTGGCTTCGAGACTCATTGCTCTCTCTCCATGCTGATAGTGAGGTTAGACCGATTCGATGGTGAACCGACGGGAGTTCACGGTTTTCAGGTATTCGCTTGCGATGGCGGGCTGCTCTTTCCGGAGCCGCTTCGAGTCGATCCGCTCGCTGGATGTGTTCGTCCATTTCACCAGCCAGTCGCGCGTGCGGCCGATCTCGGCATCTCCCATCATCGCGCGGAGCTTGTTCTCCGCTGTGGACTTCTGATCTTCGATGTGGCCGATGGTGTCCTTGCAGCTCTGCACCTCGAGAATCAGCTCTTCGGCCGTTTCCGGCAGCACGATTTCCTTGCGCGGTGTGGCCTCGGGATACATGACCGAGAGGATTTCCCGCGAGGAATCGCTCCCGTCCGGATCCGGTGGCGTACGGTTCTCCACCATCGTCCAGAACTCGCGAGCGATATGCACGCATGAATCGATGATGCTGTCGTTGCGCTCGATCTCGTGCGAGACAAGCTCCTGTCCTCCGATCAGCGCGGCGATGGTGGCGTGGCGCAGTCCGGTCACGTACAGATACCACTGCACTTGCAGCACGTAGATTTCCGGAATCTGTCCGAACTCCCATTTCTTGCGTTGGAACTCTCCCACGTTCTTGATCTCGAGGATCCGGTTCTCACCGTTCGGCACGATGACGAGACGGTCGATATTCCCGATGGCAATGGGGTTCTCGGGGTGTTGAAGCACCGCGCGGACGCGGTTGATGTTCAGGTCTTCGCGCAGCGCGTACTCACGAGCGATGGCATCCTCGAGCACCTGACCCCAGCGCATCTTCTCGTTGACTTCCTGCACCGCTCCCTCGATCTTGTCCCAGTAGACAGAGAAGGGGCTTTTCCACGGATTGATACCGGCAATGGCCGCGATGTCGGAGCCACCGATTCCGGTGCGTCTGATCTCGAGCCACTGCTCTTCGTTGAGCTCGTCGGTGTTGGCGAGTCTCACGGCATGTATCCCACTGATGCGATTCCATGCGGTGGTGTTGGAGTTCTCTCTCATCGACTATACTCCTGCTTGATTTTTTGTAGAATATTGTGTAACGTGCTTCGCGCTATTGCGCTTGGTACGTTTGATTTCAGATACGCTTCCGCTTGCGCGGCATCCCAGCGCGCATGTCCCCCGTCCGTGTACCCGACGGGATACAGCAGCGGGTTGCTCCGCGATTTCTTGCGGAGGGTTTGGACATGAAGTCCGCACCTGCGAGCCATTTCGCTTGCGGAGAGAAGCATCACGCATTGTGCGGTAGTGATTTGAGCCCGAGTTCGACCACGGCATCGAGGAGGTCTTGGAGACTCATTCCCCGTCGCGCGCTCTCTATGTTCAGCGCTCGGTGTCTGTCCTCACTGAGAGTGACCGACTTCCGCTTTCGCGATTTCCGTTCGCATGTTGTGCTGGCATGGTCCATTGCGTTCACCAAGAATATGCAACATTAGACGCAATTACACAGAAATATAGAAATGTAAAAGTACAAAAGCAACACTTTTACAAAAAAATATTTCTGTAAAAGCGCAAGATGAGACACGATTAGACGAATTTACACCGCGAGCGCGTTATGCCGACGAAAAAAGGTACCGAAACCGAATCCATCCCGTTCAGCGTCCTGGTGGACGAGGTACTCAACGCGAAAAGGCTCAGTGTCACCGAGCTGGTCACAAGAGCAGGCATATCAAAGGGGTTGTATTACAAATGGAAGGAAGGGGTCACCCCGTTGCGGGTGACAATGCTCAGAGTAGCGGATGCTCTGGGAGTTGAATGGGAATTTGACAGTAAGGGTCAGCCGTCTGGTTGGACGAGTACGGAGGCGGGAGCGGCGCCGGATCCGGACGGTGTATCAGCAATCCTGTCCTATGCCGCAGGACGGTTAGAGTTCAGCGAAGAACATATGATTCAGCAGTACGAGGAACTCCGCCGCACCTATGGGCTGCCACACTGGGAGGATCTCCCGGAGCATGCCCGAAACAAGGTTAAAATGGAATACGTGAAGTTCAAGGCGTCTGTGCACGGGGCGTATGGACGGTTCATATCCTCCGTTGTGTCGGGCGTCTTGGTGGAAAGCGAAAAGAATGAAATGTCTGAAGGTGACGACTGAGAGGACTGGTTGCGGCTTCCGCCTGATTGCCGAGCGCTGTCCACTCGAACCCGATTGCAAGAAATCTGTCTGTCTGCTACGTCCCCATGGTTGGCCGGAAATCCGGTGGAAGCATGCGGACGAGCGCGGGCGTGTACTTTCATTGAATTGAGAGATGAAGGGCTGGTCTATCGCATACTCGAAGGGTACGTGGTTTGCCCGCGAGGTTCGACAAGACCCGGTGACGAAGAAGAGGAAGCAGCGATGGCTTTCCTTGGGAATTCGTGGCATCGGGAATCGAGCGAAAGCCGAGCGTGCGTTTCGCGTGTTACTCGTCGAACTGAGCCGCACCGCTACACCACTCACCGCGATGTCGGTGGGGCGGTTCGTTACGCAGTATCTCGAAGCGGTGAGACCGAATATCCGGCCGGATACGCACCGCAGCTATGCGCTTTGGTTGCCGAAGTTCGGTGCGGATTTCGAGGATGTGCCACTCGCTGACATCACGCCGCAGCACGTCGAGCAGTGGAAGGGTGAACTCGTTAAGAAGGGTTACTCGCCGGCCACCGTGAATATTGCGCTGCGCTCCTTGCGCGTTGCGATGCAGTACGCTGTGACGCACGGATTGATCTCCAAGTCGCCCGCGATGGCCGTTCGTTTCGTGGATGTTCCCAAACATGATTTTCCCCCGTTCTGGACGCAGGAGCAGTTCGAGCGTTTCCTCTCGACAGTGACCGATGCGAGGCACCGCGCCGCGTTCTGCCTGTCCTTCTATGCGGGGCTCCGTATTCGCGAAACAGTGCAACTCACCTGGTCGGACGTGAAAGGGAATCACCTCTTGATTGCTTCCCGTGAGACTGCCCGCACGAAGAGTGATCGCAGCCGCAAGGTTCCTCTGTGTGACCAGCTCCGAGAAGCATTGGCTGTGCTGCCGAGGTCTTCCGAGTACGTCCTCTCCGCGAAGAACATCATCGCGGACGAACGCGCGCTCAGCAAGGCGTTCCTGCGCTACGTCCGCGAGTACCGGAAAGCCGATCCATCCTTACCGGAGATTTCCGTCCACAAACTTCGGCACAGCTTCGCCACCGCAATGGCGCCGCACGTTACTCTCCCCGTACTCCAGCGAATTCTCGGTCACGCGCAGATCACTACCACGATGATTTACGCGCATGTGCAGGATGATGTCGCGCTCGATGCAGCGAACGCCGCGAATCCCTTTTCGCGGAAAAATTCGGATTGA